TAATGCTTTAGCGGCTGCATTGACTGATTCATATAATATACCAGTCTCAACGGCTAGCACCGGCTTATACTTCCAAGGTTGAGGCTGTCCGGTCATTGTAGAGGATATTTGAGCCTTGCGCTCTTCTGATACAGGCCTCCCTTTAGGTGCACCAACTTGCCGCTTACCTCCGAATAGAGTGTCTTTAGGCTTAGTTTTCATGGTCTCGGAGATCTTGGCTTTAGTATCTTTATGACATACCTTACCTCGACCCCCTTGATGGAGGTTATAACCGTTAGGAGCCAAAGTATTGAGAGCTTTAATATAGTGCTCTTCAAGTAGATTTAGCGCGTCTAAATCCGTTGCCTTAGCTATCTCTTCAATTGTGAAGTTTTCTATGCCATCTTTTTGTATAGCATTATAGATATAAGATCTGTGAGTTTGAGAGGGGCTTCTATTACAGTGCTGCCACCAACGTTCAGTTAAAGCCTGAGTCGTTTGCCCTATATAAAGCTTACCGTCTAATTTATTTGTTATTTTGTAAATTACCATGATTAAACTCTATCTCTTTTAGTATAAAAAGTCAACACCTTATTTAAAGTCTATTCCGACTTATAGTCTCCATTCCATATGTAAAGATGTTCGCGCTAAAAAGGCCGGGTGGAGGTCCCCGGCCTTAATAGTTCTTTAACAACTAGTGTTAAGAGCTGAGAGTTACTACCATATTCAGACCTGGCGCGCTACAGATGAGATTTCCGTAGTAGCCAATTCTGATTTCCAACGCATCGGCATTTCCAACGCGTAACCCCTCCAAGCCCTCCATCCCATAAGTGAGGATGTGTGGGACTTTTCCAAGGGAGCGGAGCTTCCAAGTAGAAGTCGTCAATACGTAGCAGGTCTGAGGAGGGCAAGAACGGTCAGCAAGCACCGTGATGCGGCCATAAGCGGATTGGAAGGTGATACCTTCGAAAGCCACCTCGACTTCATCATGCTTAACTTGAACGTACTGAACCTTAGCTCCCAAGCTGTTGACCAAAGCGGCATATGAAGCAAAGTCCATAATAGCTAGGTCTGGCTTAGCGCCTTCGCGGTTAGCGAATGCGAGAGCATTGGTCATACCTTCTTCAATCGTGTAAGACGACGCATCATAGCGAAGTCCTGCAAGACGGGTAGGGTCAGCGCTTCTGTTAACACCCCAGAAGTTATCCGAAGGTGAAGGAGAAGTCGTTGGGATCCAAGCTGCAAGGCCTGAAAGAGCAAGGTAAGATCCGGTTGACGATGCACCAGCAGAAGGCAAGTCGCCTGATACTGATAGGAAAGCCGATCCAGTTCCGATTGCCCAGTTAGCCGACAACACAGCAGCCGAAGCTGTACCAGTGATGACGCCTGTTGCACGGTTAACGCCAGTGATAGTCACTGTGTCAAGGCTAGGAGCGCCGCCATCGGTAGCCGAAGCCACGAGGAGCATGCCAACTTCGAACGAAACAACTTGGTTAGCGTTCGAGAGAGGGAGAGTAGTTCCACCAACGGTTACGCCGATTTGAGCCGAAGCTGAAGTCGAAGTTCCGCGAGTAGCTGTACCTGATCCGAACAATTCGAAAGCGATGTTGTTCGTCAAGTTACGGAAGCCGCCGTCCATTTGAAGCTTTGCAGCGTCAACGAATGCGCCAGCGTTAGTTTTTGTCTGTTCCATCAAGAGGTTAGTGATGGTTACCAATTGGTAATCTTCAATAACATAGACGAAGTACGAGACTAAGCTAGTAGCTGTCTGTTGATTCTGGGCGTTAGCGAACGTGTGGGAACGACCTTGTGGGTTGCCGTATTCCAGTGGAACTGGGATATATTTACCGGCAAAGCCGTCTGGTGATTCATTTTTTGGTACTAGAGCCAAGAAAGGGTTTTCCTTGTACACTAGGTCTTTCATGTAGTCCTTGTTATCAGTGTACAACTCCTTAAGAGCTGCAATCTGATTAGAACTGTTAGCGTATACTGCTGACATATTTAATCCTTTTAGATTAATCCTGAATGATTACGATTAGGTAACCCTGTCAGGGGATCTATTAATTATTTAACATTAACTCCCAGAGACCATCCCTGGGTGTTTACGTTAAACTATTTACCGAGCTTCCCTTCAAAGGCTAGGATGGCTCGTTCACGCGAAGATAGCTGCCGCGTGTTAGTCATCCCGTTTGTAAGGGTTTTTGGAGAGGGTTGCTGCTTGTTCTCCGGGGCGGGCTGCGCCGATTTTGTCTCAGGCGACGCTGTGGTTGGCGTTTTGAACTTCTGTTGAATTTTCGAGAGTTTCGCGTATTTACTGATACGTTCCACTAGCTCTTCTTCAACCATTTGGGCGGCCTCTTCATTAGTGAGGAGTACGCCATCTTCTTTATAAGTCTTTTCAATAAGTTCGACTACGTCGTTTACTGAATCTGTTTCCCTAATAGCTTCAAAAGAGTCACCGTCTTTAACCAAGCGGCTAATATCAGAGCGGATCTGATTAACTGCTTGTTTATAGTTGTCTTCTTGGGCTTGAGAGATAACCTTTTTGGTGTTCTCTGTCTCACCCTTTAGGGCTTTAATCTCTTCTTGAAGCTGTCTGATGACCATCTTTGTCTGAGGGTCTACAGTGCTTGTCTGCTGCTGTAGGAGCCTTTCAGTGATCTGGTCATAGCTAATACCCTGCTCAAGCAATGCTTGAATAGGGTCTTCGGTTAACTTTGATTTGGGGATATAATCTTTATCGTATTCGCTGCTTTTAGCGGCGATCTTTGCTTCGCGTTCAGCGAGAGCGGCCTCTTTAGCTTTAAGAGCAGCTTCTTGAGCCTGGATCTTAGCTCTAAAAGCCTTTTCTTTACGCGCAAGTATGGCGTACTGCGAGGAAATAGGTTCCTCAGCTTTATCAGATGCCTCTACCTTAGGAACTTCTGGGGTAGACGGGGCACTCTCTGATTCGGCCTCAACAACATCCTTCTGTCCCTCGGAAACATTGGCTTTTGCGTCCGAATGGGCTACAGCGGCTGGTGTTGGTTCTACTTGGGCAGGGGAGGCGTTACCGACGAGACGGGCAATAGCTCGTTCTCTAGCGGCTTTAGCTGAACCATCGTCTTGAACTAGGTTTTCGCCGACCTTAGCAGGTCCGGCAACTGGTGATACTTTCATAAATACTCCTATAATTACGGTTACTTACTGTTAAGCACCTTTTCAAGGGTGCGGTTTTGTGCGTAACTGCGCGATACGGGGTTGCTGTTATTGAGCTGCAGGGGCTGCTGGAGCGGCCGCGGGAGCTTGGCCTACAGCATTAGGCACAAGGGGTGATACTGGTAGGGGGGCTGCTGTTGCCTGTGGAGGCAATGCGCCGGGTTGTGGCGGCATTGCTGGTGGCATAGCAGCTTGTTTAAGAGCTTGGATCTGTGAGAAGAAGTTACGAATCATCTCTTGCTTCTCTTCTTCTAGCTTAGCTGAGGAATAAAGGTTGTAATATTGCACAGTTAGCTCATTTGCTAGCTCTAGGTCCATAAACGGATCTGGCGGGTTATACTCGCCTTCTTCGATAATGGCGTCTAGGTACTGGAATATACGCTCTTCGCCTGCGTTAGCTAGGCGTTCCATCTGCTCAAGGTCTGGGTAGTCAAGAAGTCTACGGCCTTCCTTGATTGAGATCATACCGGCTTGGATCATTTCTGTGATCTTTTGCATACGTCCGGCTGGGTCTCTTGGGAGGCTGGACATGTTAAAGCACTGAATGACGTATGGGTCGTCTTGTAGCTCTAGCTTTGGTAGGTCGATCTGCTTAGTACCGTTCTTATTAGGGTATACTGTGGTATATTCGCCGGTCTCAATACAGATGTCTTTAGCTGTATCAATGACTAAGTGTGCGAGATCAATGAACAAATTATCGTATTTACGAGATAATGTCGCAAACCGGTCTGTTGAGATGTCGTCGTAGGTTCTAATAGCTTCGCCTGAGTTAAGACCTGATGGCTTTTGGGCTCCGGCGTCTAGTGCTGACACACCGCACTGCTGGTAACCGTAGTTGATCATACGCTGTAAGTGGTCATACAGTTCTGGAGCGTTACATGGAGCAACTTCGTAGATTGGCTTAGTGCCTCGGTACTTGATGATAGTACCTACGTCATTGTTATGACTGGTGTTTAGGACCTTTGATCCCGCTTCTTCGAACACTCTAGGAACGCCTACGAGCTTAATCGCGCGGCTAATGGTGAAGAGTAGGGAGTTAATCTCAAGCTGAGTGCCCATGAGCTGCTCAGCGAGACCTTGTGACCAGAATCCTAACATACGGTTAGAGTAGTGGAGGAATACAAATGGGAAGCGGTCCTTGGTATATTCTTCGTCAATGAGGGTACCGGCGCTACAAGCGATTGTGTGGCGTCCGTCTTTAGCTCCGGGGCCTGATGGTAGATGCCAGCCTTCTACAACCATTACGAGGTCTGAGACGGTCTTAGAGGCGTCTGCTGAGTTGTCTGGGTATGCTTTAGCCGCTACTTCGATCTGGGCCTTAAACTTAGGGAACGCGTCAAGAAGCACATCACGGTCAACCAGCTTCAATTGATAGAGCTGGCGGGGTTCACCATAGATGGCTTCGTTAGGGTCAATCAGAAGCTCTGTCAACAATACTCGCTCTATGGCGACCTTGTTGTCAGGTCCTGTAAAGACTTTTAGACAGCCCGTTCCTTCGACTAAAGCGTCTCGTAGGCAGGTCACTGCCTTTTCATATGCCTTAGTGTGATAAAATTCACCTTGGATAAAATTGTTAAGCTTTTTTGACAATAGGCGTTGTTTATAGTCGCCGTTGTCTGTTAGGAATACTGGGGATGGGCGGGATTGGCCAATACGTGACACCAGGGTATCGGCTGCAGATTGGATCAGATTGAAGGTAGGGCGGTCTGTAGGCAAGCCCATATTCTGATCCATCTTGGACATATTCTGGCCCATGAAGTTAAACAACGACATGTTACCATAAAGACGAGCGTATACCGCTGCTTGGCGGTATCTGTATTGCTGAGATTCTTTTAAAAACGCAGCAGTATCAATGAGTTGACCAGCTAGGTCAGCTTTGTTCTTAGCAATCCACCACTTCTTTACTTGTGGGTTTTTAAGATTCTGAGCTGTGGTCTTAAAAGTTACTGAAGATTGTGGGGTGCCTTTTGATATCTTCATTGTTTCTCATTTTCAAATAGTGGGTCTTGGGCGCTATAGAACAGCTTTTGCTCTTCGCTGAGGGTGTCCCAGCCATCGGTATCGATTTTGTCGCTATCGACGCTGTCAGACTGCGTAGAGGCAGCAGATTTACGGCGCTTATATGAGCTGACTGGCGGCTCATCCGTTAAGGTAAACTCTATATCACCGGATTTATAGTGCTTAATGCCCGCTTTACGGCAGGCGTCAGCTAGTTTCTTTAGTTCTTTGGGATCTAAAGCCATGATATTGTTAGCCTATTATGGTTATTACGAAAAATTATTTTTTTCGTTTACGTCGGATAGCGTCAACAAGACTCATGTCGTGCTCGTCATCCATTTTGTGACCGTGTTCGTTTGAATCTTCAGGTTGATCAAGAGCATCTAACCCAGCGGATTCAGAGTAGTTTTCTTTGCGAAGAGCGTCAAAGTTTGCATCGTCAAGGTTGTTAGGCTCTTCAACAGCGTTAAGGGATAGGTCCACCTCATCGTGTGGGGCAGACTCTCTGCGCTTCTTAGCTAGGATAGCGTCAGCGATAGAGGAGTAATGGTCTTCTGAGTCAGATACCATGCCGCCTTTAGCTAAAAGTCTTTTCTTTCTGAGATCTTGCATATCCATATCATGCTGATCTTCTTCCATTGGTGCTGGGGAGGGGGAAGGCTTAATTTCTCCGCCTTCGGCCATTTTCTTTGGTTTATTGCGTTTGGCAAGGGCAATAGCCATGGCAAGATTTTTAGGTTTAGACATTTAGTTATTCTCCAGCTTTTTCGTTTTGGGCGTCATATGAATGCGGCTCGGTATGCTCGCCTTCTTCATGTGGCTCACTATCAGCGATTTGGAAGGCGGCTCTTAGGGCAGAGGCTACGGCCTTTACATCTTGAGCGGCGATTGCGTCAATCAAGTCCTGTGCGCAAACCATAAGTCCTTGATCTTCTTGTTCATTTTCTTCTTGTTCGGGTTTTTCGTCAGGCTGTCTTGTTTTTACAATAACGCCAGTTTGTTGTTTTTTCTTTAAAAAGGGAAGCAATTGAAGTACCTCAACTAAGGCTAAATGTCCCTAATTGTTTCCAATTTTCACTCATTTTCACCGAATATGCGCTTATTGTACTCCGCCTCTTTGGTATAATGGTCAATAGCGGCTTCGAACATCTCTCGGCTTTGCATCTCCGCGTATTCCTTAGTATTTCTGGCGGGCTTCTTAACTTCGGGTTCAAAACCCCAGCCAGGAGACTCCTTAAACGCATATAGCACCGCGTCGATGATATCGGAGTGGTACTTGCTAGATAGCACTATACGGTCTGGCCTAGACTTACTGCGGTCAATTTCTACCCGGTATGTGTCCTCAGCGAACCTAGACTTAGCGTTGGCCTTGAACCTACCAGTGCGTAGGGAATCGTTAAGAAAGGCTACGTTTTCTTGCTTACGGGCTTTATCGGCGGCCTGTACAGGGATACCGTGCTGTCTACGCATTTCCTCTGCTAGCTTCTTACCTAGGCCGCCCTCGTCGATAACCATCTTGGATACGTCGTATTGGGTCGATAGGGCCTTAATCTTGTCTACCAAGGGGGTTAGCCCTTGCTTATTCACTACGACCTCTTCTACGAGGAATGTGGCGGGGTGGTGCTCAGACCAGGCTAGCACCGCTATAGCGTCGGCGTCTTCGAATCCTAAGTCGATCCCCATGATGTAGTTCCACTTATGAGGCTTAATGTCTGGTAACTCTGTGAAATGATTAAGATCTGCTTTATAGTGTAGCCAAAGCGAATCTGAGTCTAGGACCCAGCGACCATAGAACTCTCTTTGAATGGATGGGTCTTGAGCACTGACCCCTCGTCGTTTAAGTTCTCGTTCTAATAGCTCTTCATGCTTCTTGCCGGACTTTGTTTCGATCCATGGGTTGTCAAAGAAGGTCCAACCGTGGTGAGACCACGACTCAGACATGGACTGCTTCTCTTGTACTACGCCTGCTATCTCTGCGAAGTATCCGGCAGGGATAGGTCCAGGCGTACCGATTAGGCATAGGGTACCGGCATAGTCAAGAAGGGCTGGGGAGATAATGTCATCGATAAGCTCTTGAATGTACTCGCGAAAGGATTGGCACTCGTCGATGTAACAGAGCTTAAGGGCGAGACCTCGGAACTTTTCAATCTCGGAGGCGTCTTTGGCTCCTGATAGGTATATAGTGGAGCCCGTGCTAGGGAAGAACATAGACAGCTCGGTATTATCCTCGACGCCGCCTAACTTGTAGTTTCTATTAATCTTTTGTATTTCTGGCCAAATGAGCTTTTTGGCGTTATTGCGAGACAGGGTGATATACAGGGACACCGTGTTGTGGGAGTTTAAGGCGGTCTCAATAAGATGCGCCGCGCAGGCGATTGTTTTACCTGCGCGGCGGCTGCATACTGCGATCTTATAGGGTCTTGGGTCCTCGACAAACTTAAGCTGCTTTCCAAATAGGAACTTGTCTAGCTTAAATGGGCCTAGGTCAGGCGCTGGTTGAGCTTTAATGTACGCACCATTTGCGTCCTTTGGGTGTTTCGAAGGGTCGTAAATGGTGCGTTTAGACATTAAACAGCCTGAGACTTAGTGTTCTCTTCTACGACGTATTCACCTTCGTAGAGATCAACAGAGCGGATGTTGCCCCATGGGATCAAGAATGATGGCTTACCTGGGGCCGATACTTCCACGCCTTCTGGGACGCGGAGCATGAGAAGGCCAGGAAAAGACTTGCTGCTAGGAAAGGTATCTGAGTTAGATCCATATCCTTCAGCAAAGATTGAACTGTGGGCGCGGATTGTCTTTACTCGATTACGCATTTGTGGTTACCTCTGATACCGCTGGTTTCTTAGCTTCTTCTTTTTCCTTAGCTTGAAGCGCGGCAGCTTCAAAGTTAAGATCTCTTAAAGAAGCATAAATTAGCTCTAGGTCTTTTTGGCTAGTTTGAATCTGGTAGTTAAGATGTCCAGCGCGGTTACACAAAGCTGTGTAATCATTCTGAATATCTTGCATTGTTCTAGGTTTCTTCGTTTCTTCTGACATTAGGGCTCCTAATTTAAGGCGAACGGGTTGAACTTCAGCTCTGGGTGTCGCCTTAATATACTTTTACCCAAGCTTGTTAAGTGCGTTACCACTTGCGTTTCGGGGGAAACTAAACTCTTGCCGATACCGATTGACCGCCATTCCTTTTTACAAAACACCCAGTGTAGGTGTGGGCCTGTAGACACCGAGTAGGCTAGGATGACGTCTTGATCTTCTTTAAGACATGCAACCTTTACGGTGGTATCTGGTCGGTTTAAAATGGTCTCTAGAACCTTGTGATAGAAGTCAAAATATACTTTAGAGTCAATAAGTTCAAACCAGTCGTTGCCGTATCTTAGGCCCTTTAACCAAGTAGCCAAGATAAAATTTCTGTCGCTGGACACAGAGTCTCTGATGGCTATAAGTTCCTTTTTATCGATAGTCATGTTACCTTCATTTTCTTAAAAAGCAGATCTACCATTGCTCTTAGTTTCTCGTGTACTAACCTTTTGTAAACCTTATACTCTTGCTTTTTCAGTATCTTAACGATGTCTCGTATACTAACGCCGTCAGCGTGCAGCTCCCAGATTTTCCTATCTAATTCTGAGGCAAACTTGTACTCATATAGAAAGTAACCTGCAGCTTGGTAATACTCTTGCTTAGCTTGGGCGCTTATCTCGTTGTACCGGGATCTGAAGAAATCGGCGTGGCTTGAGCCTTTTAGGTTGCCGTCAGGGGTATCAATATCGGCAAGTCCGTCTTCTTCTAGCTTTTTGTTCCACTTTTTCTGGAGAGCTAGAAACTGTTTAGTTTGAAATGGACTGGACATCTGACTCTGCCTGTTTAGCGGCTTCGGCAGCTTTGAGCTGCTCTTGTTGCTTTGTCTTCAACTCTTGGAAGACCGCTCCGGCGACTTGTTTAGCCATGCTAGCGCGTAGCATGAGGTAGAAGCTAAACTTAGCTCGGTAACCGTCGGTAGGTCCCGAGTGCATAATCATGGTGGAGAGAGCCCACTTAATGGAGTCTGCATCCGCTGGGATATCATAAGTGTTGATAATCGAGTCTGCCCAAGTGTTAAACTCTGTCATTCCGACAGGAATGGCGCTTGGAAACAAGCCTCTGATTTGCCGCACAACTCTAGCTAATTTCGAAATATATTTATCCATGTGTCTAATATGACACAGGAATATTAAAATATCAACAACTATTTTTAACTATTTTAAGTCTGCGAGATTATAGGCTTTTTTAGGTTCGGCTACTAGTTTAACGCCCGGGAGTATCACCGTGTTTTCCATGCAGTGCTTTAAAAGGGCGCACATCTCGTCTCCTAGAGCCTCTGGGCCCTCTAGCACCAGCTCGTCGTGGACCTGGAGGACGATTTTAACCTCAAACCAGCCGCGTTTCTTGCACTCGTTCCATACGGCTATGGCGGCTCGGTTCATGATAGAAGCTGCGGTAGACTGCACCCGGTGGTTGACGGCGAGGTTTAATACGTTTCTAGCTGCGTAGGGTAGGTTAGCGTGGGAGGTATTGTTAAACTCCTTGCCTATCTTAAGGCCCTCTGCTTGTCTTCTAGGGCGTCCAAATAGGTTGACCGTTCGACCTTCTCTTTTGACCTGTTCATAGGAGTCAAGCATTAGCTTCTCAACCCCTGGAAACTGTTCAAGATAGTTAGTTATGATCTCTTTACATTGCTCTTCTGGGAGCCCGGTGCCCCTGGTCATCTGAAAGGCTGTAGTGCCATAAGGAATGGCTAGGGCTATGGTCTTAGCTAACTGCCTGAGATCTGGGTGCTTTTTGGCAAAAGACCCCTCTTCGTCTTTCTTTAGGGAGAGACCCTCTTTACTGAAGGTGGGAGCCCCCACAACAGAGTAGAAGTCGTCGCCGTCCTCGAAACATCGCATTAGACGCACGTCCTGGCTCTGTGACGCGAAAACTCGGGGCTCTAGCTGGGAGTAGTCAGCCCCTACGAAGATTTTGCCCTGGCGGGCTATTATGCACGCCTTAACGCGTTTATCGTCTCTTGGTAGGTTTTGAAAGTTAGGGCGACGTGAGGAGTACCGGCCTGACGTGGTGCCGTGCTGTAGGAAGGAAGGGCGGATAATGGTGTACTCCATCTTGGATTGAATGCCCTCTACGTAAGTGTTAAGAAGTTTTAAGTTTTTGGCGTATTCTAAATATTTCTTAACCCACTTATGGGAGTCCTGTATCTTCTCCAAGGTCTCTTTACCGCAGCTTAAGTAGGTCCAAAAATCTCCTACTTTCTTAGGGCGACCCATTTTCTTAGTTTTCTTGTTATACCTAGCCTCTTGCCACACCCTCCCCTTGTACTCAGTGATAAGATGGATAAAGTTCCTCTTATCGCTGTTATTGTAGGGGGTCTTAATATCTAAAGCTTTACAGATCTCTTTACCGGCGTCAGTGAGGGTGTTAAATACCAGCCCCATTTTGTGGAATAGGAGCCATGCTCGTTGCTGAGAGGCCCCTACGTTAAAGTGGTTAGTTTTACCGGTGCCGGGGTACTTGTCTTTGACTAGGTGCGCTATCTCTTTGTTAATGAATCCTAGTGCCTCTAAGCATTCTGCTTCTAAGGTCTGCTTTAGCTTCTGTAGCTTAATAGGGTCTACGCGCAGCCCGGTAGTGTTAAGGTCGTAGGTAGGGCCACGTAGAAGAGGCATAGACTCTTCTTCGTAAAAGAAAACGTCTAGGTCCTCTTCGTAGATCTGAGGTACGTCTATATAGAAAATCTTTAGGGTTAGTAAGGCATCCTTGGCGCCGTAATAGGCCAAAAGGTCCTCATCGGCCTTATACAGCTCGTATTGGTCTTTTTTAAGGACGCCGCCGTTCTTGTGTACACTCTCCTTCATGGCTTTTTGCTCGGACACCGTGTCTTCGCCAAAAAGCTCTACGCCGCGCTCTTTAAGGCCGTTGCTGCGGTTTTCATTAAGGATGTGTCCTCCTATCATGGTGTCATGCTTTACCGATGGCATTAGGTCTACGCCATAGTTCTCTTTAACCATGGAGCAGTCAAAAGGGCTATTCTGCATTACCAAAGACTTGGTGGCTAGCAGCTCCATAAAGGCTTTAGTGCCTTCTGTTGTCTCTCTCCAGATAAGCTTGTTTTCCTCTACGCTCCAGTAGGCCAAAACCACGTAGTACGCTACTGTGATCTCTGCGCAGACGCTAAACCCTATGATACGGTCAGCGCGGCTGGTGCCTGTGGTCTCCGTGTCAAAAGCTATGTAGTCTTGAGATTTAATATACTCAGTGAGTTCGGCTAACTCCGCCAGAGTCCTGACCGTTACTAGATTCTCCATTTAAGCCCTCTTCTTTCTTCTTAGGAGTAGACTTATAGGCCACAATATCAGTCTTAGCATCCTTTTTGCGGGCGCTTGTGGCCGACCTATTCCAGAATGAATCGAATACCTTTTCTTCCTCTTCTGTAAGCTCACGTAAGTGCTCAGTTTTAGAGTCGAAAAAAAGACGATAAGGTACATCTTCACAAATAGCGTCAACACCTTGTTTTTTATGTCTGATCTTACAAAACTTAAACGCTGTAATAGTGGGGCAATCTGGGTTACCGTATAGGCGCTTAAGCGGTTGCCAAATCGTAATAAGATAATCAACATACGACTCAAAATAAACTGTACCATATGCGGCGTCCTTATTTAGTTCTAAATCGCCAATCCCAGCCTTTTCTCTAGGTGCCTGGGACTGCATTACCAGTAGTGTATTGGTTTCAATAGCAAAAGCTTTCATTTTATGACAGATGGTCATTAGGTCCTGGTTTTCTCCATTCTTGCCTGCCTTCTTAAGGGCGCCAATGTGGTCGATGACTACGCACCCGGCTTTTCTCCCTGTCACCTCTTGAAACTTTAGCAGATAATCCTTGATCTCGTCAAAGGATAGATGCCTAAAAGAACCGTTATCGTCGTAGTTGCTGATAACATGAACCTTATCATGTAGATGCGTTTTATCGCCGCACATGGTCTTCCATCTGTCTGCTATCTCATTAGCCGGCTGCTCGAGCGGTACAAAAAAGTGGTCGTAGTCTGGGTTAGCCTGTACAAAGCCCTCGAACATGTTGAGGGCCATAGCGGTTTTACCGACGCCGGAGCCTGCTACTAGGCCTATAACCTGGCCAAGCCTAAAGCCGTGCTGAGTGTTATCAAGGTAGCTCCAGCATGGGAACCTTGCGCCCTTGAGGTTGGTGCCGTGCTTGTTTAAGATCTCTCTAACGCTGCTAGATAGGGTCAGTTCGTTGCTCTTATTCTGAATCTCATAGGTCCAGATCTTATCCACTATGTTCTCAGCATAGGATACCCGGTGCTGAGGGGCTCGTGTTAGCGCTTTAGCAGCGTTAACGAGGACAGACATAGCCTCTTCTTTAGAGAAACCATTGGCGAACATAATGTGGCCTAATCTATAGTCACCAGCGGATCGATCTTCTACGTTACCCGACCAGATCTCTTTTACCTCTTTGTTATTCCGCAACAGGTCTGCGAATTTACCGGGGAGAATGTCGGATATCTCGGCGGCGGCCTTTGGGTTGTATGTCTTGTCATAGTGCTGCTTACAGTATTCTTCGTCCTCAGCAGTCAGAGGAGGTAGCTGTCTGTGAAGCTCTTCGCAGGTGTATACCTTTTCCTCTTGATAGACGTAGTCACATAGGCGCGGCTCGCCTTTAATTTTGGTGTTAAAGGTACCTGGGGCCCTCATTAGCTGGTAGATCTGGCCTACCGCTTCATCGGTGTTGAATAGTCTAGTTAGTCGGCGCTGTAGCTTTAGATAGCTTATAGCATCTAGATCGCTTACCTGCCAATAGACGTGTACGCCGCCGCCTGAGTCTACAATAAAAGTAGGCGATATTTCGGAGAACTGTTTAACATAGGCAATAAAGGATTGTTTACTTTCATATGCCCCAGATTTTAAATCAAAATCTACAAAAACGTAGTTGAAGGTGTCTATCATAGCGCCGCAAACGGTTTTACTTTTATCATAATAACTCGGGTAATTAGGTAAAAAATATACATTATATCCTTGGCTATTATATTTATCTAGCTGTTCTTGATCAAACTCTCCTTCTAAGACTCGTCTAAGGCCAGAAGATTCTGCCCATTTAGCTAGTATTAACCGGTAGACCATAAAATACCGCCTCTCATTTTAACTAGTACTTTGACTACTTGTTGCATTTCTTCTACTGAGAGATGCCGACCTTTAAGAAAATTACATTTGCCACAGCACGGCACTATGTTGCTAATGCTATAGGGTCCTTTTGGATCTTTTCTATCTAAGCCGCTGCCGCATTCTGTAAAAAACTGCCCGCAATAAAAACATGGAAGGCTGCATATTTCAAGGTACTGCGTAAAAGATAAATCCCAAACTATTCCTCTTTTTGTAGCATGGGAGCGTGCCGTTTGATATCGTGGTTTTGGAGAGCGCTGTAAAGCTTTGTATTTAGGCGTCTGCTGATATGTGGCGTTGTATTCTTTTTGATAATGTTGTCGGCATAGTCCCTTACAATAAAGGGGGTATTCGCAGTCTAGACGAGTGCACTTTAATTTTGATACTTTTCTCATATCCCCTCCTTTAAAATAAGCCCCCTAAGAGTTGCTTCCTTAGGGGGCTATAGAACAATTACGCTTGCTTACGGCCGCTAAGAAGTGCTTTTACCTTAGCTTGACGGTCAGCAGATGGGGCGGCAGCGGGTTGACGAGGAGCTGCGGCGCGGGCCGGAGGAACCTCATCATACGCTGGCGTATCTTCGCCTGGGTCCGTTTCTTCTGTGTACTCTTCTTCGTATGAAGAGGTGGAAGACTCTGCAGCGCTTGCTGCTAGACCACCGACGTCGATAGTGTTCTCGGCGTCAACTTCCACCTTGTAGGTGTACATAGGGTTGTTACGAGTTTCACGCATACCAGCGAAGGTAACGCGGGTCATCGTGCCCAATGTTGTTGATGACAACTTTCGGTCAAGGTCTGTCTTGCCCCAAACTCCGACGGCTCTGCCAGATGTCTGGAATACGTGCAAGAGGGAAAATCCGCTCTTGGCTTTTGCGCTAGGGATGCTTCTAGATCCCAAATAATAACCCTCAATTTGATTTGGATGGGATTTGCCTGTTTTTCTGTCTTTGCCCCCAATTTGGATAGTGGTGTCACAATCCAATGAGACAACTTCTGTAAATGCCATTTTCGTTCTCCTTATTTAATACCCAAAGAGTTGAAGACCGTCTCCAGCTCTTTTAAGTAATGTGTTAAGCTTAAATCATTCTTGACAGTGATGTCAACTAAATTTGGGGTAACACCGGATTCTGACGGGTGCCCGCTAATACCGGCTTTTGTATCGATTCTCTCTTCGGTCCTGTCGCTGGTGATTTGGATGATTTTACCGCCCAGCTCTCTAATGGCTTGAGCTTCGTTATCAAAGCGGACGTCATCTACCACTACGTAGTTGCCTTTAAACAAAGCTATCTCTGCGTCTGTTTTCCATACGTCAATCCAAAGGTTTTGCGAGAGGGTGTTGCGACCCCATTCTGTGCCTAACCATTGCAACAGAGTACGGTCTTTAATGAAGTTTTCAGGGCGTTTATACGCGCCCTCAATTCGTCTATATGCGTACTCTTGTATATCGTACAAGGGCTGTGCAAACTTAATAAGCTTGAATTTATCCCCTAACTCCTTTACTGCTGTAGACTTGCCTACTCCCATTTTCCCTGTAAAACCAATTATCATAGCGTCTCCTTTAGATAGATGCAAAAATCACAGTTTTGGTTATCCACAACTGCCATAATACCGGGTTTAAGCAGCTCTCTGTGCCTATCGCACACTCGGCGCAGCTTACCCTTATGCTTTATTCTAGCAACTTTTGTCTTTTTGATCAATCGAAGTTTATAGATTTTTCCGACTAAAACCCAGGTTAAACTCAAGAAAATTAACCTCCAAATCATTCTGCTAGCCTTACCAGGGCTGCGGGGATGACGATAAACCCGTATTTAGTGTAGGCCCAAGTCTCGTCTGCAGCTAGGTTTCCTCTCTCATCCTTAAGGTGCTTGGGTACCCACCGGGTGTCCATTGGCAGGATAAAACTATACTTAGGAATGGTTATGCTTTCGGTAATACTCTTTCTGTAGATGTATTCCTCGGATAACGTATAGTTTTTAGTCCTGTATGTCATGTGTTGTCCAGAATTAAGTCGGCTAATGCAGTTTCAAGGCTGTAGATCATCTCATGCTTAATTCTTAGGCCGTACTCGGCTTCCACCGCGTGTAAAAGCTCGTGTATAAGAGTTTTGAATAAGCCTTTAGGAGACTGGTCGCTACGGATCCAAATTATCTTGGCGCCGTCATCGCACAGCCCGCAAGTCCCTCGGTCTTCCCTTGGGATACGCTTGACCATCCTTATCTCGTACTTCTCGTCGTTTACATTTATGTACTTTGGATAGGAACTTGCTGGAAACAGGCGCATACTTTTTACTCCAAGTTGTTACTACTTTGTCTACATATTTTTGATTTTTGGCTTTGCCGTCTTCCGCTAACCGAAAAGTACCGGAGTTATACGCAGCAACGCCCATATGAACATTGCCCACATAGCGACGCAACTGACGGGATAGGTAGCGGCCAGCATAAAAGACGTTAGTTTTGGGGTCTCTAAGCTGTTCCTCTGTTCCTTTAAAACCCAATAAACGAGCTGTCGCAAGTTTAATTTGGCAAACGCCAACGCTATTACTACCACCATCGTCCATATGTAAAGCTTTAACATTGTGACTCGATTCTACCCAGCATAAGGACTCAAGGAGCCCGTCGGGTAAGTTATGGGTTTGAGACGTTGAGGCGAACAATAAAAGTAAAGTAGCCTTTGTCATACTACCACTATAACCTAGTGTTTTGCGTAAGTCAAAGTTTACCGGTCCAGCGGCCTTTTCCGTTTAATACCATGGGGATGAGCTGTGGGATAGAGTCTATGATGACCGCTACGCCTAACACTGGCCTCTTGAGGTTGTTTTTATTGTATGCCATAGCTAAGGAATGGCTATCCACAAGGCAGCCTACCGTCATACCGAACAGTAGGGCGTGTGGGTTACCCCAATATTGGATCTCAAAGGACTCGTGGTGATGGCCTTGAACAAAGCTCATTCCAAGGGCCTGAGAATTCTTCTTTACATTTGCGCCCTTAGAGTGGTGAAAGTAGCAGTCTGTGCCATTAGGAAGGCGCGCTACAATGTCAAAGTGCCAAGTCCAGCCTTTAGGGGCCTCTATGATCTCGCCTGGAGTTCTAAAGTACCGCCTAGACAATCCGTTAGCTAGGGCTTTGCGAAGTACTAAGGAGCCATGATTAGATTCCAGGATTTGAGCCGTAGGAAACATTTTATAGAGAGGTCTAAGCGCCTCTATAGCTTTTTCAAGCTCTTTACCGGGGGAGTCTAGGTCCGGGTCATGATCATGAAAAGATATACCTGCGAAATCGGCCTCATCCCCGCTCAATATTACTCTAGTAGGAGAGTATTTCTTTTTTACGGCCTGTAAGAACCTAATAGCATCTTTATGCTGATACGGACAGTGTAAATCACTGATTACTAATATACGTCTGTTATCCATTTATTCCCTCTTCTCTATCTGTTAGTCCCTACTCTGATTTAGGTTCTAGTTTAACGTCAGTAGTTTCAATAGGTTTGGATGCAATACGAACTAAGTAGCTTTGTACGTCTTTTGAACGCTGATCAATTGTGTCGAGCACCGACTTGGAGTTTTTCATTAGCTCTTCTAGCCTTCGGTTAACTTCTTTAGCTAGCTCTTGGTGCATAGCGTTCTTAAGCTCTTGTGTAAGTAGTTCGGGAAGCAGCTCTTGCACAATTTGACGTAACTGGGATCTAATAACTTTAGCTTGATTTGCCATTTTCTTCTTTCCTCTTCTTTTTATGTGTTTTTCTAATTTTATTTTCTTCTATAGTTTTACTTAAATGGCACTTTTTGTCAAGTACCTGTATTTTACTTGTCCATATTTTTTCTATAAGAGTTTCTTTCTTCAAAGGCTCGCCGTTAAGATCTTTTATGGGTAAAATGTGGTCTACTTGTACATTGTTGCGACTAAATAAATTTTTGCATGCGGCGCATCTGTATTTTGTGCCACTATCTGTCTCTACTTTGGCTAAGTCTAGCGCTTCTTTATATAACGCTGAGTATCTAAAAGCTTGTCTTATAGCGGACGCTATTAAATTTAGTTCTTTGTCTTCAGTTATCTGATGTGATACCCATGTTAGCCTACCTTCTAATAGTTGTACTGTCGCTTTGCCGGAAGGTTTGTCTCCTACTTCCGCTCTAAAAACCTCAAAATCTTTATACTTTTCTGGTAAAGTTTTATGCTTTGAGACCCAAAAATTATAAGTAGCCGTTCTTTTCTTTAGTTTATCTTCTATCTTCCCTCTTTCGCCGTGTATGGTAGATGAACAAGATCTACAAGAAAACGTTTTTTTATGTTTAACTAGAGAAGCATAGGTATTAATGCCCTTATGTCCACAATCGCCTATATATTCTAGATAAAAACTTCTATTTTTATATCCTCTATCGGGGCCATAAAAAACATCTAAAATCTGTAAGCCATTGATCTTTTTTCCTACAAATTTATTTTTTTTGGCTTCTACATTTTGATTGTGTCTTCTAGCTTTATGCAGGGGGATAGAAGATAAAGGAGCGAGAGCTTTAAGGTCTACCGCATACTCGCCGTAATCTTTGTCTATCAAAATCACTACGTTATCTTGTTTGCGGATTTCTTTTGCTAATAAAAACCCGGACATATTTTTTAGTTTTATGGCCTCATTAGCGGTGTCTATAGTATGTGCATAAGGGTGCTTAGTCATAACTTCTCTCTTCAAGCTCGTCCCATAAAGCAAACTCAATCTGATCCTGTAGGAGGTGCACTAGGGAGAAGTGTAGGCCGGTTTGTAAATGATACCATGGTTTTAAATCGATTTGATTTTCAAATTGAATAAAAAGCTTGTAGTGTATGTCCTTCCAGAACATATCACTAAATTGTTTATGTTTAGTCATATTCTTGCCCTTCAAGCTGGCCCTCAAGCTGGATCTGGAGCTGGATCCGAAAGTGAAACCTGAGCTGGCTCCAGAGCGGTTCCCAGAGTTGGTCCTGGATCAGGTTTCCGAGCTGGTTATAAAGCTGGTAAGAGATCCGATACGGAAGCTCGTCATTAAGTTGTTTATGCTTGATCATATTCTTGCTCTTCAAGCTGGCTCCGGAGCTGGAACTGGAGGTGGCCCTGGAGCTGGCTCCGGAGCTGGAACTGGAGGTGGTCCCAGAGCTGGTACCGAGTCTGATCCCAGAGCTGGTGGTTAAGTTGTTTATGCTTAATCATATTCTTGCTCTTCAATTATACTGCTGTCCGCCTGAATTGATACATAAAAACGCCTTGTAAAGAGATTTTGGAACTCTGTGGCGTGGTCTATGACTAGTATAGACTCGTGCTTAAGCGACAGCTCTTCTAGTAGAGAGTACGCCTTAACTTTTAGATTAGAGTCCAGTCCGTCTAAAGCCTCATCCAAGAATAGGTTATCAAAGTGGACGCCGGCTTTATTGGCTGCCGCCTCCATAATAGCTAATACAAAACAAAGCTTTAGCAACCCGCGTTGGCCTTTTGATAGTTGAGTATAACTGCATTCATACCCGGACTTTTGAATATCCACGCCTAAGTCGTCGCTATTTAACGTAAACTGAACTTTAAGCTCTGAGTCAAAATGCTGCATTAATAGTCGATTTGTTTCCTCTTCAACCTGTGCTACCGCTTGCTGTAGTAGCTCACCGCGCAGCTCTAGGGATAAGTCATAAAGTACGTCTAGTTTGGCTACTTTGTTCTCTGTTATCAATAACTTATCTTCTAAATCGCTAGCGCGGCGGATTAGTGCTGCAAGCTCCGCTTCCATCTTTGATATCTGCGCTTTAAAAGGGTCTGACTTATTGCGCTCTTCTTCAGCTCGCACTAAGTAGTTGTTCACCTCAGTCTTTGCAGCATGTAGGGGGCCAGCAAAAGGGTTTTCTGCTGAGGCCAAGTCTTTTAGGGCTGCCTCTAGTACGTCTCTTTTGCATACTAGTAGGTCGTTTTTGCCTTCGGCCTGTAATGCGTCATTAAGGGCGGCCGCCTCTTTAGGTTGACCGCACTCCTTGCACCGGGCTTGTTTCTGTAGCTCCTTAATTTTCTTATTCAGCTCTTTTGGGTCTAGTATCTGTGCGTCTATTTTCTCAATCTTTTCAATAGCCTGGTCAAGTTTACGGGTCTGTTCTTTATCCCATAGATCGGCTTTTAGTTGCACTGCGGCGATCTTATCTGCCTTGGTTTTCTCAAAGCTATCGCTTTTGATGATTAGCTCTTCAATTTTAGCCTGCTTAGTCTCTTCATAAGAGTCAGAAGTTGCTTTAGTGTTTAAAAGGGAAGAGGTGAGCTGCGCTATAGCTCCGCAGGTCTTATCGTGGTCAGCTTGGTACCCGTGTAGTAGCTTTTTATTGGTTTTCTTTGCATCTGCCGCTCTTAGGCCTAGTTTATTGGGCAGCTCTGTGGTAGCTATCTTCTCAAATACAGCTCGGCGATCTCTGGCGTTAGCGTTAAAGAAAAGCCCCGATTTTGAGAACTCGTGAAAGTACGCGCCTATAAGGTACTGGTCAGCTGTTACACCTAGCCTTTTCTCTAGTAGCTTTTGCGTATCGGTGAGGTCTTTGCCTCTAGTAACAACGCCGGTTTCGTAGTCTCGCCAGTATAAGTCGTTTTGTGTGGCTTTGCCTCTTATCCTGCATACGGTTAGGAGCCCGATACCGGCTATTAGGCTTAGGTGTACCTCTGTAGGTTCGTCTGGGGCTAACCAGCTCCTGACGTCGTCTACGTTACCATCTTTAGCGGTAACGCCATATAGCGCCCATGTGGCTATGTCTGCAAGTGTGCTTTTACCAGAGCCTGTGGCGCCTTGCACTAGAGATAAGCCTAGCTTTTGGAAGTCAAAGTGTAGGTCCTGGTAACTACCAAAGTTTTTAACCGTTGCACTAAGAAGTTTCACCTAGTAGCTCCCTCCACAAGTCTTTGAGTTCTTTCTTGTCTGTGTCGCTTTGCCCGGCACGTTCGATAAGATTATCTAGTAGCTCCCAATCCTTCAACTGTTTTGTTTCGACCTTAGACTCAGCTAGGTCTGTAGGGATCTTTTCAAGCTTAAAATTACTGTGGCCAAAAAGGGTCTTTCCAATGTGTTCTTTTTTACACTCTGACAGCGCTATGGAGTGCCCTACCAGTTTAAACCACACCAAGTCACCGGGTTTGTACTCTGGTATAGGGTCCAAGGCGTTTATAACCTCTCTGGTTACAACAATGTGTTTTCTTAAGTTAGTGGGCACCAACTCCATTAAACCGTCGCTGTATAGTATCTTAAAGCCTTTTGGGCCATCTTCAGCTTCTGAAAAAGATACGGAGTACGGTGTGCCAATGTACGAGAATAAGCCCACAGCACCTTTACGTGGTCTTCCGCACTTGATGTCTTGCGCTCGGTGGTAATGCCCGGAAATGACTCTAAAGTCGCTGTAATACTCTGCGGGTAGGGAAGAGGAGTCCTTTACGTAATGGCCCATATTGGCGCCCTGCACACCCTGGTGCATAATAAGCGTACTGCCGGCTGGTATACCCTTTAATACGCTCTTAAGGGTGTCAGAATCGCTTTGGTACGGTATAAACCACAAGTCTAGTTTGTGGTCTTTGATGGGGGACTGCATGATATCAGCATAAGGCTTAAGAAAATTAAGAGAGTGTGCGGAACCTTTTTCATTAAGGAGCGTGTGGTTACCGACTAAAATTACTATGCGAGTTTTTGCCTCAGAAAAAAGCTCTATTAAAGCATTGGCGCATTCTGCACGTATAATAGCTTTTGAATCTAACAGATCGCCGCATGATATGAGCGGCACCTTAAGTTCCTCTGCTTTTCTTAAAGCTTGTGTCATAGCCGCATGGGCTATTGACAAAGAGGAGGGCGTGTAGTGCTCATCTGATATAAGAACGGCTACTGGTTTTTCCATCGACTTATTGCCCCCAATTTGCTGTTTTCACCGTGGGTTAACCATCTCATATTAGATAGCTCATATCCTTTTTCAGGATCTATCCTATCTATAGATGGGGATAATGCTCTGGGGTATCCTAAATCCACCCATACTGTAAAAAGAGCGTTAAAAACGGGATCAGCTTTAGCCCAAGAATAAAATTGATCTTTGGGTAGTAGGGATAATCCCGCATAGAGATGAGCTTTTTCTTTTTGAACCCCAGTAATTCTAGACTTCATATTCCTGTATGCGCGCATTAAAAACCCGCTAATAGTTTTTTCGTACTTTTTACAGGGGGCGTTTTTTACTCTATTTCTATAGAATCTTTGCCAGGCATTATAATCTTCTGATTGTTTTGGGTCACTCTTCAGACTCTTCGTCAAGCTCAACTCCTTCTACTGGTGTAGATCCATCAGATGTTACCTGAAAATCTAGCTGATGTATAGAAGTTTTTCCTTGAGATAGGTGATTTTTTGTTACTGTGGCTCTGGATATGATACCGGCCTTGACGGTTACACCTTTGACTTGTTTAGTTAAGGTCTTGATTCTCTTGAGCATTACGATGAGAGAGGAGTGGTATTCGATCTTGGTACCCCCCGCTGCTGCGTCACCCTTTTGCATAAACCCAATCTTTGCATAGGTTTGGTTAACAAGGTACACCGCGATGGAGTCTGGGTACTTGTTAATGAGTGCTACAGTCATCTTCATGAGAGAGCTGTTTTCTTTTGCGTCCTGTCCTGGCTGGGCATGACGTTCGCTGTCCAATTCTCGTTCAGCGTGGGATCTGCTTTGTGAGGCCCCCACAGAGTCTACAATCCATAGAATCTTAGCATTGGGGTCTTGCTCCTTGACCGCTATGACGTACTTTCTGGCCAACTCACCGGCTTTAAGGGTTTCATTGGACTTAATCATTAAGACGTCTTCTGGCTTGCCGCCCATGCTTTTAAAGCGCGAGGCGTCAAACTTATCTTCGGCGTCGGTGTAGATAACTTGAATATTGGCATTTTGGGCGGCTACTGCCGCTTCTGCTGCCCACGTACTTTTACCACAGTCAGGCTTACCGGCTACTTGTACGATTTTATTGAAAGGGAGTCCCGGCAGCCCTAGAAGGGTGGAGAGGGGGTGGCTGCCGGGTAGAGGAACGACGTCCTCCTTAGTGTATTCTGTTTTAACAGAGTTTCCTGTACAGATAAGGCTCTGAACCTTCTTATCTTTGCTATACAGCTTCTGCATTTCCGCTACGATTTTGTTTACGTTAATTTTTGACATAATAAATAATAATTAGGTTAACCGCTAAAAACAAAAAGTATACAAGCGCTATCAGCTCCATTATTCAAACCGACCTTTCGCGATACCTCGGAAAAAGATGTGTGCTTCGTGAAATACGCTTTGGTAGCTTTGTAGTGATGCTACTTCTACCTCTGCCGTATCATAAGCTTGCTGTGCGTCTGCTACAACAGTATCTGAGTCTATCACAGCTTCAAGCATTTTGTCACTGGGTTTCTTTTCGCCTTGGCTTGCTGCCTCTAGATAAGCGGCCGCTCTGATAGTCTTAACTCCTGACTTCTTCATACGTCTATCTAGATCTGCCACCTTAATAGCTTCGCCTACTTGAAGGCTGCCATCTAGAAACTTAGCAGCGAGCTTTTCTGCTTCTTCCATTGTCACCCCTTCTTCGTATGAACGGGTAATATCCTTCTTAAGGCCCTCACAAAAAGCTAAGAACTTGTTCATTTGCCTTTTTCCTCTAGCAAGTGAAGGCTATATTGGGTAATGGCCTTTTGTCTCTTCTTAAGGTCTGAAAGACCCTTGTTAAGGTCTGCTACTGCTTGCTTATGCAGCTGGTACTTTTCATTGGCTTCTAGCTCATCTGTAGCAACCTTAATAGCTTCTTCGGCCGCCACGATTCTTGACTTAAGGTCCTCTGCTGACAAAGCGTCTAGGTCCTTAACTGAGTCTTCTCCTAAAACCTTTACTAGCTTCTCGTACTTCTTATCTGTTAGCATCGCTTCTCCCTTAGAATGTCAAACCGAGAGCTAATCCCCCGGTTGAGTTGTTGAGGCCCCACACCCCTACGGTTACTGGGCCTAAAATTGGTTTAGAGACAATGGCGCCGTATAGCACCGGTGAAGAGCCTGAGAGGTTAACTCCGGCTAGAGCTGCTACTGTTACCTTAGAGCCCCTGGTTTCTTCTCTTGAAGTCTCTTCTGTACGCGCAGTATCTTCAGTGGACTTGCTTTTTCTCTTTGTCTCATCGTCTTCTACGATAACGGTAGTTCTCTCTTTTGTACCGTCTGGTCGTGTGATCTCGATAACACGGGTTTCTTTGTGCTTATCTCTATCGGTCACCGTCTCGTTGGTCTTCTTTTCAACTTCCACAAGCTTTGTTTCAATCTTAATACGTTCGGGGGCAGAGAACCTACCAAAGGCATATGCAGTTAAGAGGGCTACCAGTGCTATTAGGACTTTAGTCTTATTTTGCATCTGGGTCGTCCGATTTCGCAGTTTCTTTAATCTCTTGAGCCTTTTGCATGACCTTACCGCCGAAAGCTGACCCTACGAATACGCCTACAAGTACTGCCAGGGAGGTCGGATCATTCTTTTTGTTAAGGCCTACAAAAGCTAGTATAGAGCCAACTGTTAGACTAAGCAAGGACATAACTCTCATCATGGAAACTTCGCTGTTTTCTGAAAATAGTTTCAGAAGATAGGATTTAACAGTATCAACAATTTTACTCATCGTGGTGCTCCTTACTTGTCTTACCATAGGCCAGGCCATATAGAAACCCTGCTAATAACCAAAGACCAAAAGCCGTCCATAGCACAATTGTATCCCAAATCCTTAGGAAACGACTCACTGCTTGAGTCCTACGCATTGAGAGAATGGGATCATGATGTGATCAGTTTTAAGGGTCATTGGGTTGTCTCTTGACGCTCTCAAAATGCCGTTCTCAAGGCTAATGTTCTTGTCTGTGCGCTCGCTGATTGTGATGTCACCGAGTGGGGTAACGCATGCGTATTGAAAAGACGATTTCTTGCTCTTTGAACAGCCGAAAGAAGCCAAAGCCGCTAGGACTAGGGTAGTTCCGGTAAAGTACAATAAAAACTTACTGAATTTCATATAACTCCTAATTTATCTTGTTACTGGTTGGTTCGGGGACTAGCTTAATTTGGCAGTAGTACTCTACCGGTTGCCCGCTAAACTCTGACATAGGGTTTTGAAACCCTGCTGCCACAGCATTTTGAACTTGGGTCTTTACCTCTGCCAAATTTTTAAAAATTAAATTCTCTCTGTCCTTGTCGCTTTTTGCAAGCTTTTGCTCTTCATGTAGGGTGGAGTACACCATGGTGTGCACCATGCGGGAAATAAAGGTAGCCACAACAAACCTTGTTTCTTTAGGACCTAAGTTCTTTGTCTGGCTGTAAATGATCTTGTAGTTCTCTTCAACCAAGATTTCCGCTAAGTCGTTTGCAAGGTCTTTTAATCTTGTGATGGCCACGGCGCTACCTCCGGCGGTTTACTTTTCTTTTTACGACAGTACAAGATCCCATCCGCCTCATCGTCATGTGTGCGGCAGTACAGGAACTCAGTAAATCCTACACTACTTTTGACAATGTGGCAAGTGGGTTCCGCAGCTTCTTGCACCGGGATAACTTTGTTAAAATAAGCGGCATTGATCCAAATGCCGGAGTAGGCGTCAATCATGATGTTTACGCCGGACACAGCCTCAACCTTGCTGACAAAGCCCTTTGGGATATTTACACCTAAGTGGTAAATTTCGTATTTTGCTTCAACCAAATCACCTAAGTTAAACATAAGCTCCTTTATTAGAAAGTGCCCGGCTGTAGGGGGGATACAACCGGGCACGGGAAGGGGGACGGAGGAGGGATGTTAGTTAGCGGGGAAGCCAACCGATATAAACAGCCTCTCACACCGGGGTAACAAAAGCAACAACTATTTTAATAAACTAATTTAGTTTAAACTCCTATGTAAGACATAAAACGTAGAACGTATAACTATTACTGTTGACAGACGTACTTAAAAGTGTATATAATAACTCTTAACCTTCCTCTCTACACAAAACAATACCTAAAACCCGCTGAAGTGTATAACCTTATCTAAACATGCCCTGGTGTAAGGACAAAGCGTTAGCTTTGGCCCTTGTCTTTACACCTGGTCTTTACACCTTGTCTTTAGGGGTAACATAAAGTAAATTAGTTTACACTAAGAGCCAGAGCTTGACTCCCGCGATACTTTCCGGCACGATGTAACCAGGAGGAACGTATATGACCTTGAGAGAGATTCTAGACGAAATAGCCGATGTGAGGATTAGGATCATGGCTTCTGAGCCAGGGTCCATTGAGAGAAACGACCTGATCATAGCGCTTATCGTGTTACAAGACATGGCCATTAAGGCCGCTATGATACCTAAGGCAGCCTGAGGAGGTATTATGCTAGTCTACGTATTGATACTAACCATGAAATGCTCTGGCGGGGTCGTTAAGACCGATACCGCTAGGTTCTATGAAGAGACCCAGCTCATCCAAGAGATTGAGTCCATTGCACAAGACAACCGGGTTCACCTACAAGGTGAACAAGATTGCTGGGTATCTGAGGCTGAGTGGAAAGTCGAGGAGGTAAAATGAGGTTCGGAGTAGAGTATACCTTCTTGAAGCCTAACGCCGGATGGCGCCGTTTGGAGCTCGTGGCCGATACCATGGTGAGGAAAGGATTTAAGCGAGCGCATGTCGATGCTGGGGCCGTAGAGGTTCCCAGCCCTCCACATTTGACATTAGACGAGGCAAAACGGTTTTTTGATAGGCTGGGTGCAGCGGCCGGATTAAACGGTTTAAAGACCCATTACGTGCGTTATAGAGGGAATGAGGAGATACACGAAGGAACTGGAGGCGGACACGTACACGTAGAGCTGCCCATAGATCGGAAGATTAAAACCAAGACTCTGTATCATCTTGTTCACTTTTTTGGTAACCGCCCTTGGTTAAACTGGGTTTTTAATGAGTTTGGAGACGACATTAATGCTAATTTTATTTTAACCCATTGTTATGACATAAGAAAGTATTGGCAGAACGCCATAGACGAGGCAACACATCTCAGCACCTACTTAACTCGGGAATACGAAACTATATCAGGTGATTTATTTTATAATGGCGGCATAAGGCTCGGCAACCATAACCAAACTATAGAATTTAGAGTTTTTGACGCCCCTAAAAACTGGAAACAAGCTGAAGACCACATTAAGTTTGCGCTGGCTGTAGTTAACCAAGCGGTTAAAAGGGCTAAAAGAAACCAAAAGTACGAAACTCCAAAAAACTACCTTATGTTGTTGGTACCAGTTAACGGTGAGCGCTTTGATTTTAGGAGAGAGTTTAGTACTACTGACGCCGTAGAGCATGAGTTTAAAGCTACAGTTAAGAGCCTTGGACTCAGCTGGAGCCGGTACAAGCCCTATTTAAAAAACTTTAAAGAGCGCCTAGCTCATGGTAAGCTGGTTTAATATGAATGTTGTTGAACGATGTATAAACCATTTATTAAATACCAAGCCCTTCTACGCCAACTTTTTCCTAGGGTGCAGGATTAACTACAATGATAAGTCTGTTCCCACAGCAGCCGTAAAGCTAGACAACCAGGGTATAATGATGTTATTTAACCCTGAGTTTTTAACCACCTTAACCTTTGAAGAGCTGCAGGCGGTTATTGAGCATGAGACGTTGCATCTTCTGTTCGACCACTTAAAAGAGTTTGGTGATAAAAGCAGGAATAAGATGCTGTCTAATATAGCAATGGACCTAGCCATTAACCAGTACATTGAAAACCTACCAAAAGGTGCCTGCACCGTAAAGGGGATGAATAAGCAGCTAAAGTTAAAGATGCTACCGGAGCAGACCTGGGAGTACTACTATGCCCAATTGGAAAAGGTTAAAGATAAGATACAAAAAACCGTGTCCATAGACGAGCACCTAGAGCATGGCCACAAACTAGACAAAAACATGAGTAAAGCTATCTTAAAACAAGCCGTAGACTCTGCTATCAAGGCCTCAAACGGCGTAGTGCCCAAAGAGGTACTAAAAGTATATGATAACCTAAACAGTCAGAGTGTTTTACCGTGGCAGCAGATACTGGCCAACTTCGTGTCTAGATCTGTGTCCTCTTCGACACAGTCCACTAGGAAACGCTCTAACCGTCGGTTTGGTCTAGACCAACCTGGCAGGAAAAAGAAGAGAGAGCTGACTCTTGGCGTATGTGTAGATAGCTCTGGTTCTATATCAGACGACCAGTACTCAGCGTTTTTAACTGAGATTGTTAGGATTAGTAAAACCGCGCAAAAGACCTACCTAGTAGAAGCTGACTGCGTCGTTCAAAACGTCCAGACTATTAAGAAAAATAAACAAGTACCTTTGACCCGCAAGGGTTGCGGTGGTACCGCATATCAGCCGGCTATTACCAAGTGCCTTGAGCTTAAATGCGACGCTATAATATACTTTGGCGATTTTGACTCATCCGACACACCGGTAAATCCTGGAGTACCGTTTTTATGGGTAGGCGTTGGTAGCAGTAAAAAACCAGGTGACTTTGGGCAAGAGGTGCGGCTATGATTAAGCATAAACAAATTAATGACCAGCTCCAGGACCAGCTCTGGGGCCAGCTCCAGGACCAACCCCGGTACCTGCTCTGGGACCAGCTTGGGGACCAGCTCAAAGGACAAGAATATGACCAGTTCCAATCCCAGCTCCAGTACCAGCTCCAGTACCAGCTCTCGGACCAGCTCCGGGACCAGCTCGAAGGACAAGAATATTTTGTAGACACGAATAGTAAAATCAGGTTATAGTTATGAAGAGAGGGACCATACATGAATATATTAGAAATTAAGAACTCCGTACCGACACTAATGAAGCATAACATTGTGCCTTTTTTGTGGGGACAGCAGGGCGTAGGCAAAACCCAAGTTGTTAAACAAATTGCCGATTCTTTGAACTACGACCTAATACACCTGCACTTGGCTACGCAAGAGGTTGGCGACTTGGTTGGCCTTTTGGTCCATACAGCAGACGGTACGGTCAGGCACGCTAGGCCCGAGTGGTTTCCTACTCATGGCAACGGGATCTTATTCCTAGACGAGCTTAACCGCGCCCACCCAGATGTACTACAAGCCCTTTTCTCCCTTATCACCGGGGGCACAATTCACACCCACCGCCTGCCATCTGGTTGGAAGATCGTAGCAGCTGGTAACTACCAAAGCGAAGGGTTTACAGTAACCGACACTTCTGACGCTGCTTGGATGAGCCGGTTTTGTCACATTGACTTTGTGCCAAGCACTGAGGAGTTTATCACTTTTGCTGAAGAGAACGGCGCAGACGATGTAGCGGCTTTTATTAGGACACAGCCAGACTTACTAGAAATCAAACCTAAGAGCCGCCCAGCCCTTAGTTTGGTATCGCCTGATAGGCGCGCATGGAAGGATATGATTGGTAAGCTTGACCTAGAGACATGCATCGAGGACTTTAGATATGAGCTTTACTCAGGTATCGTAGGGGCCACAGCGGCTGCCGCGTACATAACCTGGAAAAAAGAGGTGTATTCTAACCTCAGTGGAAGAAGGATTTTAAAAGAATATGACAAACTTCAAAAAGAAGTGCGTTCGTACTCCGATAAAAAAGAATGTCGCTTAGACAAGCTAAACTCTGCAGTTGAAGAGATCTTTAGTATCCTAGGTAAAAAGAAAAGCATTAGTGACTCAGAGCTTGATAACTTTAAGGCTTTTTTATTAGACATCCCATTGGAACTATCTTTAAAAGTCGTTAAAAAACTGCATGCGGTTTCGTGGCCGCAGAAAAATAAAATCCTTAATAGTAAAGAATTTGTTTCTAAATTTGCAAAGAGTAAGCTATGACCAAGCATAAACAACTTCATAACCAGATCCAGGACCAGCTCTGGGACCAGCTCCGGGACCAGCTCTCGGACCGGCTCCGGGACCAGCTCTATTACCAGCTCGGGGACCAGCTCTGGAACCAACTCCAAGACCAGCTCCAGATCCAGCTTGAGGGCCAGCTCCGGGACCAGCTCGAAGAACAAGACTATGACTAAACATAAACAAATTAATGATATGCTTTATGGCCAGCTCTGGGAACAGCTCTATGACCAACTCTGGTACCAGATCTTGGACCAGCTCTGGGACCAGCTCTGGGACCAGCTCCGGGACCAGCTCCGGGACCAGCTCTATTACCAGCTCGGGGACCAGCTCTGGAACCAACTCCAAGACCAGCTCCGGGCCCCACCCCAGTACCGGCTCCGGGACCAGCTCCGGGACCAGCTCGAAGAACAAGAATATTTTGTAGACACGAACAGTAAAATTAGGTACCATCAAATTTAAGGAGAAATAACATGAGTAAAATAATTGAATCGTTGACTAAAGAACAAGAAGCAAAAATCCCAGTATACGTAGAAAAGTTTAAAGCTTTAGGACTTTCAACAGAGCCTGTAGACCGAGAAAAGGCTGAAGCTGCTGTTACAGCTTCTTATATTTACCAGAAGCTGCCCGCCCCAAAGTTTATTTGGGCCGACAGCCCTACAAAAGGCATTGTTATTGCTGCACAACTAGCTGAAGGCAAAGAAGACGTCACTAACCAAGAGATTCAAAAGCAAGCGGCTTTGGCTAACTATGGCTCTTTTAACGCTTATTGGGTCGCTGGCTATTCCTTTATCGCAAACGAACTCCCGGTCACCAAAGACGAGCTATGCGGTATTGTTGAAGACATCGTCAAAACCTGCGGCGTCTATTGGACCTTTGAAGACGTGGTTGTAATGACCGATAAGCCTATTAACATCCATATGTCTAAAAAGGGTGAGCTACATAACCCAGACGGCCTAGCCTTGGAGTATAAGGACGGCACCGGGGTATTTGCCATTAACGGCGTCCGATACCCAAGCCTTTTAGCCATGACTATTGAAGAAGCAGCTAAGTAATGAGAGTGAAATTATTCATTATTTTCTGGGCTTCTTATTTAGGCTTGCATGTAGGCAAGGCCTTGTATAGGATAATTAACTAAGGAGACTCCTATGCGCAATCTACTCATTATAGCCACCTTGCTTCTGACAGCCTGCGGTAAGCCGCAGTCCGCTGCTGGCCCTAAAGGTGAAAAAGGCGACCCTGGAGACGAAGTTATCGTTGTGCAGCTCTGCCGCTCCTGTGTCACTCACTACCCAGACACCTTTGCTGAGGTAGCTTTTTGTGTCAATAACGAGCTGTATGCGACCTACTCTACAAATGGTGGTTTTAGTGTTAAGCTGCCCCCCGGCGCATACCACTCCAACGGCATTAACTGCTCGTGCACAGTAACCGTTGGTACAGGGTGCACGGTATCTCCGTGATAGTACTAGAGGTCAATAACAGCTATAGCCGCATTACCGGGCTAACTGATGCTCAACACAAAGAGCTTAAAGACCTCTTGTCTTATGAGATTGACTCTCAACAAGCCTACTTCAGCGGTACTTATAAGAACAAAAGGACCTTGTTTGGCAAACGGGGAGATTTTCCAACGGGCTTGCTTTACCTTGTACGAGGATGGCTAAAAAAACAGAAGTGTTTACCATCAGTTAAAGACCTCAGAAAGCGTCCAGCGGCGATTATAGGCGGTTTTGACGCCTCCCTGCCGGTTACCCCTTACCCGGAGCAAATTGAGGCCTCAGAAGCCTGTTTACGACACCATAGGGGCATTGTAGCCGCACCAACCGGGGTTGGTAAGAGTCTCATTACTGCCCTCATCATCTCTAAGCTTAAAGTGCGCACCCTCATAGTGGTGCCAACCTTAGAACTTAAACGGCAGCTCACTGAGTCCTTATCCTCCATATTCCCTCGCCATAAAGTCGGCGAGTTTGGTAAAGATATTGCTGTTGAGAACATCGACGCACTAGACGTAAATAAACCTGCTAACTACGATGCTGTAATCATTGACGAATTTCATCACTCCGCGGCTAAAACTTACCGCTTGTTAAACAAAAAGTCTTGGGTTAATGTATATTACAGGATTGGTCTTACGGCCACCCCTTTTAGGTCCAATGACAACGAAAAGCTTTTATTAGAGTCTATTTTAGCTGAAGTGATCTATAAAATTGATTATACAACCGCCGTAGCAAGGAGCTATATAGTGCCTTTAGAAGCGTATTACATTGAAGTACCAAAAACCGAGGTAGAGGGGTACACCTGGTCTGAGGTTTATTCTGAGCTGGTGGTTAACAACGAGCCTCGCAATAAGATTATTAAAAACCTTATTCAAACTCTAGACGGACACCATGTCCTGACTTTGGTCAAAGAAATTGAACACGGCGAATGGCTTAGTACCATCTCAAAGACCCTATTTGCTAATGGTCAAGATAAGACCTCTAGAGAGTACATTAACCGCTTTTCCACCGGTGGGATTAAAAGCCTAATCGGCACAACGGGCATCCTAGGAGAAGGCGTTGACACTAAGCCCGCTGAATGGGTTATTATCGCAGGCCTGGGTAAGTCAAAAAACGCCTTCATGCAGCAAGTTGGCAGGGCTTTTAGAATGTATCCCGGCAAAGAGTCCGCCAAGATTATCTTCTTTAAAGACACCAGCCATAAGTGGACCATAAACCACTTTAACGCGCAGTGTAAGATTCTAAGAGAAGAGTACGGCGTTAAGCCAGTAAAGTTGGAGGTCGTATGATGACCCCCAAAACCCAAGAAGAAGTCGGTACTATCCTAACCCTAGCCATCTTTATTATATTCGTAGTTAACGCACTGCCTACGATACCAGATGACAAAGATGACGAAACATAAAGAACTTAATTACCAGCTTCAAGACCCGCTCTCGTACCAGCTCTGGGACCAGCTCTGGGACCAGCTCGAAGGACAAGAATATGACTAAACATAAACAGATTAAGTACCACCTTAAGGACTACCTTTACAGCCAATTGCAAGACCCGATCTTTGACTGGTATAATCTTCATATTAGCCATTACCGTTTCCATCGCGATGTTACGTTAGTGTTTAATCTCTTTTGCAAAATTTGTGACCAGCTAGAATGTCAGGAATATGACCAAGCATAAACAACTTAGTAAGTATTTCGTTGAGGATGCGCTTCAGCACCGATTCGAGTTTCAATTAAGATATGATCTTTGGTATCTATTATGGATCAAGGCTCACAGCGAACCTGGGGATCATCTTTTCAGTTCTTTAATATACCAACTTAGTGAGCAAGACTACTAGGCTAAAAAGAGGTCGCGCTCGGCTAATCGCCGTTTAGTGAGGCCAGACATTATCTTGCCTCCAGCTTTGTTCCAACGAATAAACTCGTCTGCAGCACCCTTAACATCGCCTAAGTTAAGTTTCCTTAATAATGTTGAGTTTCGTAAGTTGTTTAAACCTACGTTAAAAGCAAAAGACACCAGGGCTGAAAACTGGTTATCTGTTGCTTCATGGAACAATAGGTGCTCTACGCCTATTTCAAACTTGTTTAAATCGTCTCTAAGAAGGTCCTCAGCTCTAGTCTGCGTGATTGTATCACCCTTCTTAACGCCCCCAGTGTGTCCCCACCCTATGGTCCACGGCTCGCCGCCGGTGGCGGGGTCAGGATATGCCTGTAACCTACAACCTTCATGCTCCTTAATCAACCTTAAACCTAAATAGTTTATGTGTCTCATAACTTATTTTTCAATAGTTGCAACGCCGTTTAGGTACTTAATAACCAAAAGCTGCGGTACGGTCCACTCATTCTCAGCGTCCGCGTACATGTCGTAGTTTTTAGCGTCTAAACCCATCATGTTAGCGTTTTTTCTATTGTACTTCTTATCAATAGCCTCTAACCAGCGGGCCATCTCTCTTAAATTCTTAGCTGTCTTGCGCTTATTACGAGGTAATGCGCCTACTTCTACCTTATGGGCTACCATTTTGGTACCGGCGGTAGCTAACCTAACGTCACAGTAGCTCATGATATTAAATGCCATACTGTGGGCAGCTCCCATAGCAACACATACAATACGGACGCCCTCGGCTCGCTCTCCCTCAAGCTCTATTAAAAGGCGCTCGCCTGCGTCCACGTCGCCTCCGCCGGAGCTTAGCATTACAAGGCGGTCTCCAGGCATGGATTTTGTCTCAAGTAGCTCATTAATCGCTACGTTCATAGATGACTGCGTAATCATACCGGTGACAAATACGATTTTAGCTGTTGTTAGGTCTATTCCTGCCTGCTCACTTACGATGTGCATGACAATTCTTGGGGGAGGAAGGACGATATCCTCTGCTGCTACATTAAGCGCGAAGATAGAACAAAAAGCTAAAAGGTACCCGGCTAGGTGATTCATTGATTTAACTTTGATATAAGGGCGATTAGGGCCTCAGCGACACCCACGGAGGCTACGATAATACCGAGGAGCTTAAAAGCCCCATGGATCATTTGTACGTGCTGCTTAATAGGCTTTAATTCAGTTTCAAGGATATTAGTCCTACGAATGTGCTCTTTAAGACTAACATGTTGTGCCGCTAATGTCACGTTAATTTCAGACTGGTGCTCTAAAACCTTGTCAACTTTAATTTCAATCCGGTCTAAACGCTTATCGTCACTCATACTATGCTCGGTGTATCTGCGATACTACCCGTACCGCTTCAAGTATCTTTTCCTTAGATACCGATGCTATGTTAGCTGCCGCTTGAGCTAAAATTTGTTTTGCCTGTTCAATACTCATAACTACCCGCCTTTATTAGTGAAAATCTACCCAAGCACCGCTTGCGTAGCCCTGAAACTTGTTAACATCTGTGTTATAAATCATCATGCCGTCTATACCGGTCATAGCGTCTCTTTGAGCCGTGGTCATACGAGACAACAAGATGGCTTTAGAGGTACTTTCTAGCTCAATACCCACATTAGCGCTAGCCACGGTATCTGTCCCGTCGCCCACTTTAATGTCTCCGGCCATGTAGTTGTGCACCGGCTCATCTGTATAAAAGCCCCAAGTAACGGTACCTGGGTCTCCAAATGGGAGGTCAAATTTATACCCTACCAGCCTGCTTATAGTGGTGGCGCCATTAGGTATGGCCAAAGATCTACAGAGGTCCACTTCTGTGATGTTTCCTCCGCCAGCTGCTGCGTCTAAACTAATGGCAAATACGGCGCCCTCAACTAAATCAATTGTAGATCCCGCATCCATGTTCACCACGGCAGGTAATCCTAAAGCCGCGAAACCTAGGAAGTTTGATGTTACAGTAGCGCCAGCGCCTATGGTTAGGAGCATAGCGGTATTAACGCCTAGCAGGTCGGTACCGGTTATTGTAGCCGCTGGAGCCACAGTAGGGGCTGTGATAAGGGAGTCTACAGATGCTACGCCCAAACCACTAGTTATTGTATACGGGGCATAGGAGGTTAACTGGCCAATAGATAGCGCACCAGTAAAGCTTAGGGCTCCGTTAATACTGACGTCACCGTCAAAGTTGGCGGCTTTTTTAATCCCTGGGTCAATACCGCCTGCAAAGTTAGCAGCAGCTGCGGTAACCTGTGCGTTACTAGCCACCCCAGTGATAACGGGGGTGACGCTTGAGATAAAGCCAGTATTAGCATTAGCTGCAGCTAATACCTGTGTCGCGGTAGACACGCCGGATTCTATGTTAACGGTAATGGCGTTACCTAAAATTGTGACTGTCTCGTTACCGGCGAGCACGGTATTTGCGTACTCAATGGTATAAATATCGTTATAAGATCCGGCTTGGATAAATGTATAAGTAATGTCTTGAACTACGATAGAAGACTGAACGCCGGCGTAGTTTGTGACGTTGTTAACGCTGATATCCAACCCTACTACTTGCCCATAGTTTAGCGCTACGGTAGGGTTAAAGTTGACACCCCGCAAGTTGTTAGAGCTAGTAGCCATTGTACCGATGTTCGGCGACAGCGCTAATCCAAAACAACTAGAGTTACCAGACAATGTTGTAATGTTAGGATTGCTGTTAAAAGTTACGTAGTTATGGTTATTAGTTATCTCAGATATGCCAGGGCCGGCGGTAAACGAGTTGTAGCTGGCGTTTAACGGCGTAGCGATATTGGTATAATCATAAAACGAATTAAAGTACGCATTGGTGGTTAGGGTAGAGGCCGCGTTAAAATTTGGTTGGAAGCCATATCCTTGCACCGCTCCGTCTATGGTTACGTTAGCCGCTACGTTACCGAAACCAAAGGCATAACCCATGCCATTAACGGTAATGGGATCTGTGCCATTACCTAGGGAGAAGTTAGTTTGGAGGCCATTAAGAGCGCCCACGTCCCCTGTACCGTTGTGGGTAATGTTATCGGAATGCAGGGTGATCGCCTGCCCATTAGTACCCTGCGAGAAGCCAGAGCTAGCAGTGTCCAATTGAAGGTTGATCTGGTGTACGTTGTAAAAGTCATCAGGGGAGTTTTGTTGAGGTTGAAAACCAATATTAACGGCGTTAATTTGGAAAAACCCAGTAGCATTATTGGGTTGCTCAGTAATATTCTGAGATATACCGGCTGTGGTGGTGTCAATTGACAGGGTAGTGCTGGAGCCAAGCACCCCGGTTGAGTTATACACTGCGATTGTGTTAAAAGAGCCTGTAGGTAGGTCTGCAGGCACAAGAGCCCTAAACCCTGGAGGGGCGTCTGCGCCTGTTGTAGGGCCAGAAAATATAGTATTAGCAGGTTGATCTACTAAACTAAGGATTATGTTACCAGATCCCGTTATAGGGGAGTTAGTTACATTGAGAATGGATACGGGCGCAGTTATGCCTACGCTAGTGACTGTGCCACCACCGCCGCCGCCTCCGCCAGATACAGGATATTTGGTATATTGTGACATAATTACACGCCTTTAGCTGTTATAAACCCGTTCAGTGTGCCAGTCCCAGATGTTCTTGTATATACAACTCGTACATAAGAAGCTGACTGTTGATTAAGATCGATATATGCGACATCAGGGGTACCAGCAGCGGTGATAGATGGCGATAATGGGAGGCTAATCCAATTACCAGGTACAGTGACGTTACCTTGTGCATCTTGTGCATGGTCAATAGAGATCTGAACGCTAAACGTACCAACTGGAGCGCCTGTCCAATTGAGTTGAATGCCCACATTATCCTGTAGCTTAATCTCAGCTATCTCAGAGGTAATTGAGGCCCCCATGTCTCCGTTTGTAATTAATTGAAATGGTATCAATAGGTTATATGCCATAGTTTATTTTCCTTTATAATCCGTAAGTCGCCTTGGTTGCATTATAGTAATCTAATGCATCTGCTGCCGTTAATGCCTGGTCAAAGATCCAAATATCGCCAATAGGTCCGCAAGGTCCTGCGTTACCAATGCCGCATGTGTCATTAGCTCCGAATACATACTTCACTGGGGTTGGAGAGATCTTGGATATGTTAGTAGCTGTAGCAAGGAGTACGCCGTCTATGTAGATATTCACTACACCAGAAGAGTTCTTTGTAACGGTGTATAAACGCCATACAGCTCCAGTTGGAACTGTCGTTAAAGTAACGTAGTTTACATCTGAGTTACCGACTCTTGTTTCAAACGGTGGCAAGAAGTACGTGTACCGGGTGTCTGGAAATGCCGCTGGCGTCATCCAATGGGAGAAGTTTGTTGTATCCATTTGAGACCAGAATTGAATAGCTTGATCTGTAGCGGGAGCCGAGATCTCTGCATTTAGCGTTAGCTTACCATAACTTAGGCCAGGAGTTACACCGTCATTGGAGAATATGAGCCTATATGGATCCGCTGGGATGCCAGTTCCACGCCATTGGCCTGTAGGAGTAGCAGGGCAGTAAGCCACAGTACCCGTGTTGCCGGTCATTTGCTCGGTATAGGAAGCTCCCTGAGCATCCGTACCTGATGTATAGGGGGAGCCAGCATTAGCTTTAGATGGGTCAAAGTGCAGTTGTGGGGTTACAAGACCCGTGCCAACTTCTACGTCAAACTCTGTAGCTACTGGAAAAGAAGCTCTTGGGATGAGGTATGTGCCGCCATCGTGGTCTCTGATTAGGATGGACTGGACTTCCCAGTCATTCTGTCTAGCATATGCAGAGACAAGGATAACGCCTTGGTTGGTTGTAGTAGGGATAAAGAGCTTTGTTACTTGGCTACCGGTAGCATCTAGGTAGCTAAACTGAACGCTAGACCAGTTACTAGCTACAGACCAGTATGGATCCGTAATGCTCATATCTGTGATTAGGTCAGAGGAGCTTAAAGTAATGTTACCGGATTGAATACCAGGTAGTGCGAGTAATGGTAATCCTGTTAATATAGCCATATTATTCTGCCCACTTCCCTAGAGGACACTTCATGCCCGCTAGCTTAGCTTTTACCGCTAAAAAACAACCACATTCTCCACATTGGTTCAATGATTTCACATGCTTATCGCATTTACCGCAGCATTCCATGCGGGAGTTAAAAGATTGTTCAGACACTGTTAAGTCCTTACCTTCCATAGCGTTCTTAGCTACGGTTTTAGCTGACTCAATAGCTGCTTTTACCTTATCAAACGACTTCATGATAGCACCGCTATATTCTCGCATACTGCTTTTAACTCTTCTTCAGATGCTCCGTCAAAGCCGCCCACAAAACCATAAGGGTTCTCAGGACTTACCGCTGCTTTATGGTGTACGTAGAAAGATGGAAGGGCGACTTTCTTAGTCTTATCTTCGTTCTCTTCAGCGTACTGCATGTAGTAGTCTAATCCTTCGCTTGCTTCAATCTTAGCGAACTGAAGTTGCGGGTATTGCTCAGCATAAGCTTCAAACGTAGGCTTAATCTGCTCGCAGTACTTGCAGTTAGACGAATAGAACAATAGGATACCAAAGTCCTTAGCATTAATCTCTGAAAGTGTTACTTTTAGTAGTTCTTTCATTATCTTGGCCCCATACAGATAAGGTAGCCATCATAGTCAGCACTAGCGCCATAAACCGTGCCGGCGGTTGCACTAGTCATATTGACAGCTGTTGCTTGAACTGCGGTCGCTTTAACGGTGAATACACAAGACGGGGTTGCACTAAATATTCCTGAGGCAATTGTAATCGTACATGCCGCAGTAGACCTATTTCCTATCGCGGATAACCAAGTACCTGACTGAGATGTGATGGAGGAAGCTGCGTCGCAATTCAACTCTGCTCTTTCAATCCTCTCTCCCCCAGTTGAGTTACTGGTGACTGAGCCTACTAGCACAGGGGCAGGGATCTGTTGATCGAGAGCTACGATGCTCCAGTTAATATTTGACACAGTGCCGCCGCCCTGAATTCCTGTAGCTATTTTAAGGGTACCAGTGCTAGTAGCCATTTGAATTTTAATGGTTACAGGGCTAGTAGATGTGGCGTTATAAATACCACACATCGCGACGTTAGACGCATTATTAGCTGTACTCAAAGACATCGCACTACCCTGATAGAACACAGTAGTCCCATCGGTGAGTCTTGCAGACATATCCGCGCCAGCCGAACTATTAGACACAGCCGGTGTACTGCACACAAAGAAGCGGCCGCTCTTCGCGGGGGTGAACGTAATACCGGGTAACGAACTGCCTGCCGTTGTTACTGTCCCGAAATTACGGTTAGTTAACTCTGTTAAAGCGATGCCTGTGCAACCAGATGGATCAGCAAACGTAGTTGACGTAGTTGAGCATCCTCCGCTAATGCTGTTAGTGTATCCGCTCCAGCTAAGTGCTTGTAATTCTGGGTTATATGTCTGTACTTGAGAGAATTGGGTAATGGGGACTGTAAACCTAATGCTAATAATGGTATTAGAGACCAGACCGGAGTTAGTATTTGGGGTGAGCATTGTGGCACTGGTCGTAGAGCCTGAAAGATAAACAACGCTTGCATCTGTTGCTGTTGCGGTTACTACTGGTCCAAAGTCATTGGCGCCAGGCTGTGCGAACTGGCCGACCATCTGACCTTCTCCAGAGGTAGTGTTACCAATTGTCACCTTATTTGTATCTATAGTGTAACTATTAGGGAAACTGATAGTAGCAAAAAGAGAAGTGTTTCTAGTACCAACAGTAGCAGTACCGGATACATCTAGGCTATCGCCAACTCGTCTCCATTGAAACTTAATGTTAGTTACGGTTCCAAACTGACCGCCAAAGGTAGGCGTATACGCCACCCATGGGGTTACAATCTGAGATGAGGATAGGTTAGTAGCCTTACCATACGTTACGTTAGCGACGTTAATAGCACTGGTACCAGAGTTACCGGTATCATTCTGAATTCTAACGGTTGTAGCTGCGGATAGATCTCCGCATGGTGCGTTAACTGAAACAGTTGTGGATGCCGAAGCCAATGCTAAAGCACTGCTTTGTGCAACGACATTAGAGCCCTGTAATACTTGTACCAATACGTTTGAGCCAATAGAAGAGGCTATATAATCGAGTCTAAGCTCACAGTTTTGATTCTTAACCGCGTTGTCTAGGGTGCCTAGAGTCCAGGTAACACCGTCTGTAGCGTTATTAGGGAGGGTAATAGCGAAGTCTGAGATGGCGGTTAGGGGGGTTGTTGTATTACGAGCTACAGTAGCTGTACCAGAGGCTGACACATTAGCTGTGTTTTGTAAAGCCATTTGGTTTAGAACGTAGTTCTTACCTAGGGTAGAAGCTTGCTGAGCAAGCAAGTAGTTTGCCAGAAGTACCCTATTTGAATTATTAGCCACTGATATCTCCTAAACTATACTTAACTATTAGAAGTTACGCGAAATTTCTACCCAGTTAGTGCCATCATACATGACACTTAACATGCTATCTTCACCTAAAGTAGCGTCTCCATTGAGGGAAGCGCCTAATCCGTTAGGGATTGTAACGGTATTCGAATCCGAACGCCCTACAATATGGTAAATTTGTCCTATAACCGCCGCAGCCGCTATAGAAGGGTTGGCTGTCATGGTCACTGGACCGCCACTACCTTGTATAAATTGGGTCTGAATAGCCACAGAGGCTACCGTAGTGATAGCTGTACCGGCACTGATGTTAGTGGGGGTGCCACGAGACGCTGTAACTACGTTTAAAGCTTGGAATGCTGGGGCTCCGCCGCCTGATGGGACGGCTAATACTTGACCCGCTCCGCCCGCCGCAGTGACGTTTACAGCGCTTGCAGCATTCCCTAGTACTACCCCATTAAGAGTAAGGCTAGAAGCGCCTGTACCGCCGTTTACGACGCCTAATAGGGAACTACCGACAGCTCCTGATTGAGCAAGGTCGATAGAGCCAAAACCTATCGCTGTACCAGCTCCGTTAGCCCTTAAAATCTGGTTAGCAGCACTAGCTGAGATGTCTGCTACGTCTGCTGTAGCGTTTGTAGCGTTACCTACAACCGATTGAGCCGCTGACTGTCTGAACTTAGAGTTAGTAACAGCGTTAGCTGCAATAGTAGCGGCCGCTGAACCGGGTCCAGAAGCTGTTACATCGCCTGTCAAAGCTGTTATATAAGAGCCTGCAGGCTGCTTATTGTTGAATGTATTCCAATCTGTAGAGGTTAAGAGACCTGTCAGAGAGGTACTAGCTGTTGCAATGTTAACCGTTACGTTAGGTCCAATGGTAGAAGCTGAACCAGATCCAATAGTTACGCCGGTTGTAGTGGTGGAAATAGAACCGGGAGTCAACGAATCTTGTTTATTATTGAACGTATTCCAGTCTAACGCACTGAGGTAACCATCTTGTACGTTAGATGACTGCTGAACCTCAATGGTTGTAGCACCAATAACCGTATTAGTGCCTGTGATGGTGAGGATAGCGGAGGTCGACTCTGTGATAGAAGATAGAGCTACGTCAGAGGGAGCTGCTGCACTGCCTGACTTATTAGCTTTAACGGTGTTATTGGCCATATTGGCCATTTTAGCGTTAGATACCGCTGAGTTAGCTATGGTGGTAGCTGTTGCTCCAGGGCCCGTACCTGTTACGTCACCGGTTAGGGAGGTTACAGCAGCGCCGGAGGTTGTATTGAACGTATTCCAGTCAGTTGAAGACAGGAGACCAGTCAAAGTAGAGCTAGCTGTGTCTATGTTAACCGTTACGTTAGGACCTACTGTAGAGTTGCTGCCTGAGCCAACGGTGACACCCGTGGTTGTGGTAGAGATAGAACCAGGAGTAAAGCTTGAAGCTTTGTTATTAAACGTATTCCAATCAGTGGTTGAGAGGTAACCGCTAGTAGCTGCTCCAGCTTGCTGTACAGCGATAGACGTACCGCTGCCCCAGATAGCGTTTGTACCACCTGTAATGGTGAGGATAGAAGATGTGGTCTCAGTCAGGTTACCTTGTGTCAACACCACAGTACCGACGAACCCGTTTACAGAGTTAACAGCACTTGTGTTAGACGATTTCTGCCAGATACTGCCGTCATAGATGACCCAGTCACTGACAGCGAAGGTAATAGCGCCAGAGCCTAGGTTTTGAGTGCCAGCTACAGATACGATATATACGTCACCTGCATCGCCAACCCCGTCCGCTAACGTAGGCGTATTGGTAGAGGCGTTCCATGTACCTTGGTAGGACATTACAGAGCTTGGGAGCTGGGATGCAGGTACTTTACCGCCTACATCTAAGCTTGCGTATCCGTTTGCTACACCCTTATTAGCTGAGTTCTCAGGAGTGAAGCCGAGAGCTGCTTGCTTACCGTTGAAGGTATTCCAGTCAGCGGCGGATAGTAATCCTATTGTGGTTGAGCTAGCCGTGTCAATATTGACCGTTACGTTAGGACCTACTGTAGAGTTAGACCCAGAGCCTACTGTTACGCCGGATGTGGTTGTAGAGATAGACCCAAAGGTTAGGGCGGACTGCTTATTGTTAAACGTAGTCCAATCAGCGGCCGACAATGCGCCTACCGTTGTGGAGCTCGAGAGATCTATTGTGAGTGCGTTTAAAGCTATGGCTAAACCATTAGCTGGGGATCCAATAGACAATACCGAGCCTGGGGAGGCTACTGGCATCCAGGTTAAAGAACCTAAGTTAAAAATGTATAGGGTATCTGTGTCTAAGGTAATCGCTGCAGCGCCGTCAGCAGCTAGTGCTGGTAGGGAGGCAAAGGTGGCATATGTTGTTATACCACTACCTGAGCCGCTACCTCTGCCGTAAGAGATGTACTGGCTCATATTAGATCATCTTTCCGACGATAGTAGCCTGTAGTGTACCTGAACCAGAGGTCCTAGTATAAACGACTCTTAGCCATGGAGCTGAGAGTTGAAACATGTCGATATAGATTGGAGAACCAGAAGAGGTTGCTGGGGAAGGAGAGAGGGTGATTGGGGTCCAGTTACCAGCGTTGGTGACGTTACCCTCCGTGTCTTGGGCATAGTCAGCAGAGATCTGTACAGCAAAGTCGCCTACAGGGGCGCCAGACCAGTTAAACTGAATACCAATGTTATCTAGCCTTTGGATGTTAGTAACAGAAGAGGTAATTGACGATAAAGCCATGTTACCATTGGTAATTATTGGGAAATGTAAGAAATTTTTACGACTCAAGACGGGGTGCTCCTCATGGGTTAGGGGCGGATAGCCCTAGCACTTACGTACTAATGTCCCTGAGTTAGCCCTGTCTATCGCTTCTGTCTTGCTCTGCTGACTGTCCTGGGGTCTGGTAGCTCTTTGAGAGCTTAGAGAGGGCCTGACCGCCCTTTTGTGTCACTTTATCACCGTTGCCTTGAGCTTGTTGTGGTTGTTGTGTAGGTTTTGGCTGGGCTGAAAGGATAGAATTAGGGGTCATGGTGGAGTCTAAAGGCTGTGCCATGAACAAGGATAGGCTCATACGAGCTTTATATGGGATAAGCTTCCCTTTACCTTTGATGTCAGCAATCTCTGCTACTAGCTTATCTGCGATCTTGTTATGGAGACCTGGGTATAGAGCGGCGAAGTGTTTCATATCGTCAGCAGTGAGGGTACCGGACTTAATCTTGTCTACAATGAGAAGAGGCTTAGCAGCAATAGCTAAAGCATTGTTATAAGAGGCTTTTTCTACTGGAGAGGGCACGGGCTCTGAGTCCAATGGATTAGCTGGTGTCGTATTAGGTCTTAGGCTATTGAGGTATTGTACTGCTCTACCGGCTATTAACCCAATGTTAGCGGCTTGGTTAGGGAGGTAGGTTGAAGCCTTATTGTCGCTAGCAACCTTAAACAGCTCATCTGGGTTAGTTTGGAACTTCTTTAGCTGCTTATCTAGCTTCTGTAAGTCCTTAGCCTTTGGCATAGGGATTGGGTTCTCAGACACTAGAGAGCCAGAGGTGGCGAATACACTTTTAACTGCTTTATTGAGAGCTGCCTCACCCTTTATAACGCTCTGTATGGTGTCTACAGTCGCTTTAAAGGCGCCTGCGGAGATAGGCTTGTCAGAGCCCATAAACTTCAATAGACCGAGTTTAATCGCGTCTGGGAGGTCTTTACCGAGGGGTTTAATCAGAGAGCCAGCAATAGTTGACATTATGGGGTTATTACCCTGTAGTAACGACACCATGCTGATAGCTGAGCCTGGGATGTATTGGAATAGCTTATCTAAGGTTCTAGCCATATTAGAGAAGTTATGCGGCATGTTGTTAAGCTTCTCTAACATTTGAGAGATAGCGTTAATTCTAGTCATCGCTTCTGGAGTAGTAATAAACTCTCTGAGCTGTGGGCTAAGCTTACCGTCGGTTAACGCTCTAACTAGGCGCTCACCTCTAATCATCTCCCCGTCTTTAGCGGAGGCTAGGATAGACTTGATGTGGTGGTTTTTAACTAGATCTGCAGTCTTTGGGAAGTTAGTCTTGAGGATATCAATCAACTCAGCGTCGTTAATGCCGGATAGGTTCCTTAGTACCTTCTCGCCGTCTGTATGTCCCATCTCACGTAGAGACTTAGCATATCCTGCTGTAGAGCCCTTAGCGTGTAGTCTTGAGTCTAGAGCTTCTTTAAGAGCTGCCTGCTTACCGTATGCTTTTCTTAACGCTGCAAACTCAGCAAGGGCCTCTGGAGCCTCTTTACCGAGTCTTTGGGCAATAACATCAGCTTCGGCGTCTCTTAATATTCCCTTAATAATTCCGCCGGCCCTGAATAGAGGGCCATTAGTTAGGCGATCTTTTTGCATCTGTTGACCAACGGCCTCAGCTAAGCTACTAAGATCATTAAGAGTTTTTTGTTCAGGTAACGCTTTTAATACCTTGTGTACTTCTTTTGATATATCAGAGTCTAGAATCTTATCCCAGCTCTCTTCGTGCATCTTTTGAGTGATCTTCTCCATGATCTGGGATACTGTACCGGGCTCTCTAATGGATACACCGCTGCTAGGGGCATATGGGTTAGAGTAGTCAGGTGCGTTCTCAATGACTGTGTCAGGCGTAAGCTGTTCTTTACCAAATCTAGCCTTCTTAGCCTCATAAGCTTTAGCTAAGGGGTCTACTTGGGCGTGATACTCTTGGGCTAACGACTCCGCAAGCTCTTTACCGGTGGTATACTTGTCTATCTCGCCTTTAATTGGGATCTGGTCTATCTCTTTACCTAAGGCGCGAGCCATGCCAGCTCCAGCGTCTTCTCTAAACTTTTTAATGCTAGCTTGGACTGCTTTACCAGAAGCTGTGGTATCAGTTTGGTTAAGGCCAGACACCCATGACTGTATCTCTGGGTCTCCAGACAACCCCATCTTAACCACTGGGTCAATTTCCATGCCAGATGTTTCAATAAGGTGGTCGACTGCCTGCTTAGGGGTCATCTTACCGGCTATAGGAGCCTCTGGCACTGCGCTCTCAACGCCGCCTGCTTTGTCTGTAATAGCTTTGAGTACTCGACCTACCTTAGAGCCCTCAGCAGCTTCCCAGAGAGGGTGCACGGTGCCAATAGCGCCACCAATACCGCCTCCGATAAGGCCTGCTAAACCTATGTTAACTAAAGCGGTCTCTGAAAACTTACCATCTTCGGCGGCAAGCATCTTAGAGTTTTCGTCGCCGGCTTGTACTAGAGCGTTCTCTATAGCGCCCTTAACAGCGGCAGAGCCGATCTTTTGCATTGTGGTGGTAGCGGCACCTAAACCAACGGCTTTAGCGCCCATAGCGCCGGCTTTTGCAAGACCTGCGGCTGCACCTACCTCTGGCAACAAGAACGCTGAACCTATAAGGCCAGCAGCTTGACCAACCATATGAGATATAGGGTTAGCCTCCCTACGCTCTCTTATATCTTCCTTCTCAGCAAAGCTTTTCTCAATACCGGTGGATAAACCGAATGTAGCGGCGGATGCGGCGCCTTCGGCTGCTGTCTTAAGCATCTGGCCAGCCGTACCATACTTTTCTTCTTTAAGCTCCTCGCCTATAGCTTCGTCTAAACCTGGAGGTGGCGGGGCGCCCGCCAGTGAAGTAGGGTCACTGGCTGGCGCTGAGGGCGCAGCTACCTGTGGCTTTACGCCGTCTAATGCAGCGATAGCCTCGTCTAACCCTTCAGGATAAACGATAGGTTTATTATCAGACATTATTGAATGCCAAGCTTTCTTAAGTAGATCTGTGCTTTATGGTCATTTGGGTTAGCTTTTGCCCACTGAACTAGTCTCTTTTGATCCGGTGTCATATTAGCTGTAGGGTCAGCAGGAATTAAACCTTTAGATTTCAACAAGTTATTGTATCCGCTTTCAAGTTTTTTCTGAAGAGTCTGTAAACGAACCTTATTACTGCTGTCTAGAGCAAAGAGATTAGTCGGGTTAGCGATAATACCTTCTAACATCTTACGCTCTCCTTCATTCATAGCACCGGGGCCTGTGATAGGCAAGCGTAAAAGACCAACTAGGGTCTGTTGTAAGGTCTTAGCTTCAGCTCTAAGCGAAGGACTAAGGGATTTACCGGTAACCTTGTTGATCTCGAGTAGTCGTTTAATCCCTTGTGTAGCGTTATCAAGGCCAGCTTTTGACTCTTTAACGTCAGTAGCGTCTTTTTCACTGGCGGCAAAGCCTACACCAGGGATTAGGGTCTTTTGTAGCTGCTCCGCTCTCTTAGGATCTACGTTTTGAATGACGTTAATGATGTCTTGAGCTTTAGAAGGGTCTTTACGCGCTTGATTAACCGCATCGTTAATCGTCAGCTTCATGGTCATTGCAGCTTGTTCTTTACGGCTGTTCTCTGTTAGAACGCCAATAGCTTGCATAGCGCGAGCTTGAGCTGCTGGGTCATTAGATTGAGCAGCAGCACGCTTGAGCTGGTTAACTACGATGTCATTTTGCATGAGCCTTGTCATGGTCATAGCTTGATCTAAGTTACCGAATTGCTTCATGTTAGCAGAGAGTAGATTCTCTTTCTTACCTAGTTCAAGAGCTTGAGCCTTGATATCTCTATCAATTTGGTCATTCATGAACTTAAGAGCTGCGTTCTCTTGGTGAGCCATACCGCTACCGATACCGCTTAATAGGAGGCCAATGGTAGAAGCTATGCGCTGCCCTGTATTCTGAGAGCTGAGATACCTATTCGGATCAATGTGTTGATCTGCGATATCTTGTTGAAATTGTTGACGTTCCATGTCTAATTCACTGAAACGCTTATGGTAAGCTCGCTCTGCCTCTTGCTGTACGTCTAGCTGCTTCTGAAGGATGTCGGCTTCGGCTCTTGCCTGTGCGCTCTCTGCATTAGCTTGTTTTTGGATGCCGGCTTTTTGCATCTCAACCCCTGGTGGAAGGGCAGAGGCTTGGGCTTGTTGTTGACTTGCGTCTTGTGGAACGCTGGCCTGGGCGGTCATCGCTTGATCGGCAGGCGGTTGAGCTTGAGGCTCCGTCATCTGACCTGCAGCGATGTTAGCTACAGTCTGAGGATCATCAAGGCTAGGAAGAGCAGCCATCTCAGCTTTTTGTTGCTGGGACATCTCGCCCGGCTCCACTGGAGGGGGGAGCGCCTCACCGGTATTAGGGTCCATATTAGCTTGGGCTCTAATGTTTCTGCTGACCTCATCGCCATACTGTGTTAAACGACCAGTAATGCTGTTGTCTTCAAATACATCTCCGCCGCTATACATATTCTTAGGCTTAGGAGTAGCGTCTTGTTCAATCTCTTCAGATTCAGGTAGAGGCTCCCATTGCATATTAGGGTCTACAACTCTATCTTGTGGGGTCTCTGCGTCTTCAGTGCGCACTTTACCGCCTTGGGCCATACCAAGGGCTTCTTTAGCGTTCTTAATCCACTGCTCTGGCTGCCAACCTGATGAATTCATTCCCTTTTCAAAGTCTTCAACACCTTGTCTGACGGATTTTTTAGGCTTAGGGGAAGGAGAAGGCTCTACTTTACCACCCTTTGCGTACTCGTCGCCTTTAGACTGCTTAGCATCTTCGTGATGAGCAACGATATCAAGAGCAGCTAAACTAGCCCTATGTTTAGGACTTAAAGCCGAGTGCATTACGGTCATTTCGTGACCGTTTGCATGTCTCAATGTAGTAGTATGCTTGTCGGAGGAAGCTTTTTTCCATCCTTTAAGAAATAGGCTCAAGACGATTTCCTTTCCTTTGATTCACAGACTTTACCATAAGTTGAAGGTTCCAAGGTACGTGTAATCCCCGCACTTCTCTACCTCTTAATGGTATGATGTGGTCTACTTCTATTTTTTGTCCGTAAGTAACTGTTAAGTACTTAGCCAAGGCGTAGAATAGTTCTATATTGTTTAGTTGATCTTGTGTTAACCATGATGGAGTAGCAGAGAGCTTAACTGCTCTTCTTCTTGCTTCATTAGCCGCCTGTTTAGCTCTGCCGCGATCGGTTTCTCTAAATTTTTTACAGGCTAGCAGTCTGTTTATTTTAATCTGTTCTTTGCTAAGCTTACTTTTTGGAGGTTTTTTTTCATGTCTTTTTTGTTTAGCGGTGCGTATACCACATTTTTTGCAATGCGCTCTAAGTCCTGGGCCGTCCGCCCTTTTAAAAAATGAAGCAGCACTTAAAAGCTGTTTACATTTTGTACAGAATTTAGTAGACATTACTTAATCCTCTTTTTAAGACCTTGCTTAGCTAGGATAGCGGCTACGAACTTAGCGGCTGCTGCCGGTGCGTCTTCAGACTCTGTAACGCTTCTAGGGAGTACGATACCGCCGGCTTCTAGGTCCTTGGATACTGTGTCATTGTCGTATGAGTCGCCTTTGACTTTAGCTTTACCGGGGATCTTTTCGCCTTTTTTAAGTGCGTCTCCTGGCTTATTGCCTTCTTTAGCGACTTCTTTAACCTTGTTGGGTGGGAGGTATACTTCGCCTGGGGATACTTTAGCTGGTACAACGCCGCCTGACTTATAGTGGGAGTTAAGGCCAGCAGCGAAAACGTCTTTATCTGCATACCCCATGTCTGGAGTATTAGTGGAATTAACTGGTTGGCCTACGTTTTGATTTACAGGAGCTTGAACCTGTTGCATAGTGCCGCCGCCTTGTACGAAGGCTTCGTTGCTGTCTGGCTCTACCATCTGGTTGTCATCGCCATGCACAATAGCTGCATATGAGGTAGGGGCGGCGGGTCTTGGAGCTGCCGTCTTGCTACCGAATAGGGATGCTACACCCTGTCCAATGCCTTGGCCCATCTGCTGACCTGCCTGAGAGGCGCTAGTCATTTGCATAGGCTGAGCCATGCCAGTGAGGAATCTACCTGCTGCCGATTGTGGACCTGGTTTAGCGAGTACTGGTTGCTGCTGTACTGGGGGGTTAACGACGCCGATTGGTTGGATCTGTGGGGGCTGTACGGTTCCACCAGGTGTGCCTTGTGCAAACTTCTGTACTTCTCCGCCTTTAGCGGCTGGAGCGGCTTTTGGAGCGCCACCAGCGCCTGCTGCAGCGCCTCCAGCGTTCATTAGGCCGCCTAGCATACCGAACTGACCTTGAGCGGCTGTGTTAGCGATAACGCCGTTAGCGTTATTAGCCTGAGCTGCGTTAGCTACTGCTGCTTGATTTTGAGCTGCAATGCTGTTTAATACGTTTTGGTTACCTTGTTGAGCAAATTGGTTTAAACCTGTAACAGCTTGTTGTTGTTGGCCAACTTGTTGACCTGCAATACCGCCTAAGCTATTCATAGCATTAAGGGATTGTTGAGCTTGTAGAGCAGCGGCTTGACCTGCTGCTTGCTGTTGTAGGTTACCGCCTTGTTGAGCAGCTTGGCGTGCTACTAACCCAGCGTTAGCTGAGGAGCCTCTTTGACCAGCCATGAGGGCTGCTTGGTTAGCTACATTTGCGCCTGTTGTATTGGCAAGCATGGCTTGAGCTGGGTTAGGTCCTGTACCTGCTGCAACGCCTTGTAATTGGTTATAAACGTCAGATTGGTTTTGGATACCGTTTTGGGCTTGGAGAGCAGCTACGAGAGCTTGCTGCTGCTTTAGGGCGTCTTGAGACTGCCCAAACGTGGTGTCGGCTTGAGCCACAGTGGAGGGGTTTAAAAGGTCAGCTTCTTTAGCTTTAAAGTTAAGCCCGGTACCATTTTGACCGAACATACTACCGACAAACGACATTTAAGACTCCGATTTCATTAGATTTTTTGCTAAGACCTGGTATGGTGACTGCTCAAACCCGTGTCTGCTTGCTCTCAATAATACTGATTCGTCCCTTGTATATGCTATAACGAACTTAATCTTGCTCTTTTTAGCTTGTTCTAGGATATGGTCGACTAGGGAGTCTAAGGCAAGGTTCCTAAGCTGTGGTTGACATGCAGGGTTACTGATAAGGGAGTCAATGATACCTAAACCACCCTCACACCTACGCAAGAATACCGCTGCTACGGGATCGCCCTTATCCCAAGCTATATACCCCATCTCTGGTACGTCGTGTCTGGTTACTTGCGGCATATTGTGCTTAGTTAACCACTCGTTCACGTAGGTCAACTCAGCGTGTATATTAAACCGTTGTAGTTTCATGCATACCTTTTGGGTTAGCCGGACTGTCTTGAAGCTCTGAGCCTTGGCTTGCCATCTTTGACGCCTACAGTTAGGTTCATACCGGAGAGGGTGAGCCCTGCTCCAGCTGTCTGACCATAGGATGGATCATAGATTTCATTGATAGTTATTTGAAATGATTCACATTTCTGTCTTTGGAAGAATATGCGCCATTGTTCTAGGTTACCAGGTCCACCCCATGGTCCAGAGCTTCCCCATAACTGCTCTCCACCATATGCTGGCGTAAAGTTATCCGGTGTAATCACTGTGGACTGGCTAGGAGAGCCATTGTAATCATAGGCAATTTGGATCTCTAGCTTGTGAGGGCTGATATATGTGCCTAATAGATACATTTCGTAAGCTCTTTGGAACCCTTGTAAACCCATTGGGTTGATCCAACCAGTCGTAAAGGACATAACTACTGGGTTTGACCCATCTTTATACTGGTTTACGGTCTCTTGGAAGACTTCGCCAGATGAGTTTAGGTAGGTATGTAGACTTTCGTACAAGGTTGATGATTGTGCAGGTACATTAACAAACGTACCCCATTGATTGTAGAAGTAATCATACATCAAAGTTATGCCGCTGTCCATAGTAAACCGAACTTGGTTAGTACCGGGGATGGATACCGCTGATAGAACGGTAGCGTTTTGAGTGTATGCCTCTACTGGAGAGCCAATGTAGTTAGTGGATAGGTCTCTGCCTAGGAGCCATATGCCTTTATCTGATTGGAACATAAGGCCAGATGGCATGAATACGATAGAAGCTTGGTTAGAGCAGCCTACTGTAGCGGTAACGAATACTGGGTCACCTATTTGGCTGTTAGCCCCTGTGTTATCTGGACCTTGCCCATTGAAGTAATATATTGCGTTCTCTTTAAATACTATAAGCTTCTCGTCTAGGGCGGCTAGTGTCTTAATAGGGCCTGTGGAGCCCTGAGAGCCGATCGTAGGAGCTACGTATAGAGTAAGTAGATCAGAGGTTTCTACTGGGGTGGCTTGGATAACCTGTTTAGATATGCCTAGTAAGTTTCTATCTTCGGAGTTTAGATATACTAATCTTGACTGCCATAAAGCCATGGTTTCGATACCAGATGGCGAAATGTTCTCTAATACACCCCCCGTGGTGTATATGATGTTGTTACCTAGGATAGCGGAGTCTGCTGAAGTATCTGTAATCGTTACATAATCCACAGTCGTATCGTTCATGATAGGGATCTGAATGGATGTAACCTGGTAATAGGTCTGCTGAGCTGTAGACCAGCGATATAACACGATTTTTACTGGGTTAGCGGTCTTATATGTGAGACGTAGGGTTGGTACGTTGATTGTGTTAGTGGAGTTAGCGGTAGTGGTTGTAATGGCTACAGGTAGCGAGGGGGCAGACCTAAAGATATTGCCCTGGTTGTCTGACCACTCATAAGTAGCTTGGTAGTAGTATTGCTGCGCTGTGATGTTACCTGAGCCTGTAGCGGTTGTAACATCTACACTGTCTGGCCACAAGTGAAACCCGTGCTCCACCGGCGAATAGCCGTCGTACATCCATAGGAAGCCGCCGGTTAGGTGGAGGTCTGAACCTATCTCTGCTGTTACCTTCTTGCTCTCACCTATGTTAAACGATACTAGGTTAATACCGGTCTGAGAATAGACTGGCTCTGTGGAGGAGGCGTTTTGTGCTTTATTAGTCGCTTGAACTAAGTCTTTGATAAGATAAGGGATTTGTGCAATATTGTCTGTTAAGCTTACGTTTGGTAGACCTGTTGTGAGGTATGGACCTGCATTGGCGTAAGCTAGCTTTGCTACCACATCGCCCGACTCGTCTAATAAGAAGTTAGTGGGTTGGAAATCTGAGAAGTAAGCGACCATTACATACGCGAAATCATTGAGTAAAAAAGCTTTAGATGCAAGACCCACTGACCTTGCGTACACCGTGGTTGAGCCTACGCTACCTGCTTGTGTCACATTAACTACGTTTATGTAGTGCGTAGGGATTGTGGGGTCGTAGGTGTAATCGTTATCTACTTCACTAAGGATTCTGACAGATCCGTTTGTAGCGGTAGAGGTTACGTTAGTGAGGACTGTTACTGAGGTCCATTGAGTTGGAGCTAGGACGGTTAGAAGTGAGGAGCTAACAGCTAGCGTATAACCGTCATTGGTGGCTGAGTCGTAAAAGGTGGCGTATATGGTAGGCGTTGGTGTCGTTTCGTCTGAGGTAACACTCATATGCGTAGCGGCGTAACCAGGGAAGGTCACCGTGTTACTTTGAGCTAGTGTGAAGGATAGGGAGGTCATACGAATAGCGCCGCCGCCATCGTTTCCATTCCATGCTATATACAGCCTATTGTTCGATATAACGCCGTCAAATGCAAGGGTTGATGCCGGGGTATAGGCCCCCGTGATATCGACGGCTGTAGGGGTGATTGTGGGCGTTAAAACAGGTATTGCAAGGTACTTTAGGTGGTAAGAACCTGCAATATTGTTAGTTATGAGGATAATGAACTTATCTCGTAGGATAAAGACCCTAGGGGAGCCTTCTATGGTGCCTGTGGGAGCTGTGATCTCTGTAGGGGCTTTGATGTTTTGCCCGGTTAAAGAGTCAGCTATAGCGTACTTGTACACTGGGGTGGTTGATACGCCGTTTGACTCATTATCTGTGAATACCGTGCAGACTAGCCCTGTTGATGATACAGCGGAGTCAGCTTGCGATTGGTTGGTATTAGACCTAATGAGTGGGAGAACGTCTAAGCTAACAGGGTGGAATACGCCCTTATCTACCCATGTCTGAGAGCTAGCTGAATAAGCACTGAACGAGGAGCCAATGGCTGTTAGGTTACCATTGAAGGTGGCTAAGAAGCTAGAAGAGTCGGTACCAACAGACGGTAAACTGCCGTAACCATTACGTTTTTGTAATAGTCCGCCTTTATTGAACACTGAGTTCTTTAAAGTTTGGAACTTCCCAATAGGAACCTGAAACGGATCTGACTTCGTTTCAATCCCTTGTGAGAAATTGATATTAACCGGAGTTTTATTAAGCGCCACTAGATAACTCCCTGATCTTCTTGAATGTACTTAGCCAAGTTTAAAGCCACATCAAAGTTTTCTTTTATGAGCCCCAGCGCGGTATTACAATCCCTGCATAACAGGCGTCTTACTTTAAAAGATTTATGATTGTGGTCTACGTAAGCTTTTGATATAGAAGTAAATAAACTAGAACAAGTAAAACACTTACCCTCTTGCTCTCTAAACATCTCTTTTTTTTGTTCTAAAGTAATGCCATACCGAGACTTTAGGTGTCGACTACTATAAGCTTCTGGGTTTTTATCTCTTAAATCTTTTCTCATCCAATAGTCGCAATCTTTGCAATATAAAGATTTGCCGTCGCTCATTGCAGCGTTTTTAGTGAATTGGTCTATATCCTTTAAACCGTTACATTTTCTACAAGCTTTTTGTAAAGCCATTGGCCGCCTTAATTAGCTATTAATGAATTCTACGCCGCGAGCATACCCATCTACGCCGCCTGAACCGGAGACTTTTGTTACGCCTAAAACAGCGCCTGGGCCTAAGTATACGGAATAAATAAACTGTTGAGCAGCGCCGCTTAGTTGTGGGGCGATGTTTATGTTATCAACTCTGATCTCACCGACGGTGGTGGCGGGAACGGTCAGGGTTACTTGTACTATTGCGTAGCCATTTGCCGGAGCTGTGTAGATAGTACTTGTACCTACGCTTGCAGCGCTATTAAAAGCGTCTACTACGTCATTTACTTTAATACCTGTTACGATCGTTGCCATATATTACCTCTGTTTATAAATGATTGTTACGCCAACGCTGTCGGGATCGACCATAGAGTTGGTTAAATCTAGTCTTAGCGCGCCGCCAGCTACTACGCTTGTGGTGCTCAATACGCCTGCTGTAGCGCCTGTAGGAGGGGTTACAACGCCTGCTGAGTCTACATAAGCGCCGTCAGCTGCGGTAGACGTGAATGCAGGCTTTGTACTGAAGATACTAGCAAAGGCTCCGCCTGGGGCAGATGCGTACTTAATATCTACTTCTGTGGTACCTGAGCTGCCTGCTGATCTAATCCATGCCCATGCGTTAACGATAGTAGCATTAAAGTTAAAGAATCTTAACCCATCGATTTGGTTAGTAGGGATTGTTAGGTTACTGTAATTCCCATTAATCTCGAAGTCATGGGAGAACATGGTGTGTCTAACGCCAATGGTAGAGGCGCTGACAGCTTCTGTGCTAACACCGTCTGCGATACCTGCTGCGTTAGCTGATATAAGGTTGCTGGAGATGACTATAGAGCTGCCATCTACTGCAATATCTGCTGTCTGACCGCCTGCAGCATCCATAGATACGAATTTCTTAGACGCTGGGAGCGTAGGTAGCGTTATAGAGTAATCGGATGCCATAGCGGCAGGGGGGCTAAGCGTTAAAGCTTTTGAGTTGGCTACTAAATTCCTAAGAATTACAGAGGCTTGGTCTGTGTTAGCTGGTGTATTAGCTGCCGATTGCCATACAAACGTAGAGCTTAAGCTTACATAGGTTGCAGACGCAGGCGCTACGAGGTTAGCAATAGAGCCTGGAGTACCGGCAATAGCGCCTAAGGAGGTCAGTTGGATCTGGTTACCTGAGCCGTCGTTATAGTAAAGGTCTACGCCTGACTCATATAGGCAACCTAGATCAGTTCCTAATGAGAGCGGTGAGCCTTGAGCTTGAAATCTAACGGATCTAACTGCTGTGGCGTTAACATTGTTAAAAGGTAGATCAGCGTTAATGTCTAGGCCAGAGGTTGGTACTGGTACACCGAAACCTGGGGAGTGGTTGTGACCGTCTAGGACTGTTAAGCAACTGTTAATATCAGTAGCGTACTGTGGACCTGGGTCCGTACCGACTACTGGTATTGGCATGAGCATGTTAGCTGAATTAATTGTATTAGGCATTAAAATACCTCAAGAGAGACGGTTACAGGAGCTGAGGCTACAAGCACCAGGGTTAGGTTTGGGGTAGGGTTTGTCGCTTGTGTGTCGTATATGGTAGCTGGCCCATTGCGTCTGATTGTATTCCAGCCCTGTAGTGGACGTCCTAATAGGTGGTTAATTGTGTTAGAGCCAGTTAAGAGGTTGATATCCTTAAGGATTGAGCGATTATTAGATGGATTAGCTAATAGAGGATTTAGCTTTGAAGTCCAGTCTGTCTGTAGGAGCATGAGTTCTTTTACTGCTGTCTGAAACTTAGCAAGGGCGCCCATTAGTAGATACCCCCGCCGCCCCAGCCGCCTGCTGAGCCGCCTCTGCCCCATCCATTGCCAGCTGAGCCCCTTGTGTTAGAGATAGTGTCTGGTTGACCTGCATCTCGGTTAGCAGAGCTAGCTGTGATACGGTCAATTTGGTATTGGAGTTGAGTTTCTAAACGAGAAGTATCTGATTCTTCCTTTGTTAACGCTAAGATAGCAGCTTTAAGGATGATATATTCGTTCCAATCAGAGATACCGGTGGTGGTAAGGTCTGTGTCCATCAGGAGCTTAGGTAGTCTAGGTATGTATTGGATACGAATCTGCTGATTACCGGATGGGGTGGGGATAAACTCGATATTGCTTCCCATCATGCGGTATCTTAAGTTAAATACGCCATAGATGGTTGAAGCTGTATTGGGGTAGACGAAGGTATTGCGGTCAATGAAGTTAAACTTAGGGATGGTTACGTAACCGTTTGAGGCGGTGTTTACCGCTAGGTCTACGCCTAATAGCTTGTATAGGGGTGCAGCAGCGAAGTTAGAGCCAGAAGAGTTAATAAAGGTTGTGGTACCATCTGGGAGTGGGTATATGAAACTAGATCCGTTTACAATGAAGTTAGCGGAGGGAGCTTTGAAGTAGTCTTCGTATTGGGTGATTAAGAGGTCATATAGCTCATACATTGCTTGGTTGATGTATGAGTTCCACTCTGGGGTGGTTACGAACTGAGAATTAACCCTATCCGCTCTCTGTTGAGCTGCTGTACGCATCTCGCCTAGGGATTGCTCACCGGTTGGGGTTGGTACTAGGTTTTGTGGGGTTGTATATGGGGAGGTGCCATCTGTGTTAACTGAGGCAACCTTGTAATAATATTGGGTTCCTACGGTTACTGAGGTGTCTAGGTATTGGTTAATAGCGGGCGCAGCAATAGAGGCGTAGGTTACGCCGTCTGTGGAGCGCTGAACATCATATGATGTGGCCCCAGCGGTAATATCCCAAGATACAAGCACTTGCCTGTTCCCCTGGCTTGTATAAAACCCTTGAGGAATTGATGGAATTGCCACTAGATAACCCCTTGATCTTCTTGAATATATTGAGCCAGAGCTAGTGCCGTTTCAAAATTTTCTTTAATTAACCCGAGCGCCTGATTGCACGGGTCACAAAGTAAGTGTCGGACTGCCCCGGTTTTATGGTTGTGATCAACAGCAAAGGTCTTTTTAAACTTACTTTGATCCTGTTTACAAATAAAACAACAGTTTTTTTGCTGTACCATAATGTTGTTAAATTGGTCTAAGGTCATGTTATACTTGGTTTTTAACATCCAAGCCCTATAAGTTTTAGCTTTTGTTTTACATTTTTTCTTTACGGGGTTTGCATCATACCAGGCTTGTGTCCTTTTGCTATTGCAAGGCGGACAATATGACTCCGTCCCAGGTCTATTTTTTCTTGTTCTAAACTTTCGTGGGCCACCACAAGTTTGACAAGTAGTTAATAGTTTTGGCAAAATTAGCTCCTGAAAAATGGGCGCCGAGGGTCTACTGTTTTAACCTTCCCCGGCGCCTCTTGTGATAACGCGCTTATCTCTTAGTTAAGAGACCAGGTCTTAGTTACCTGAGTTGCGAAGATCTAGGCAAACGATGATCTTGTCACCGGCTACTAGATCTGTGGGAACTGCGCCTGACTGTGTACGAAACGTAACAGTCTGAGCTGTAGTAACGTCCGAAGAAGCGATTTGTACAATCATATCAGTAGCAATAGCTTTTTGAATCATGATTGAAGCGCTGATGAGGGATGCATAAGAATCAGCAAGCGTGAGTGTAAATGCGCCCGTTCCCGTACGAGACAAGGTCATTGGGACCTGGGTTGTACCGGATTGGGTGTTATTTGTAAACACACTTGGTGAAGCGGTTGCTGTGAAAACGCCCATAAGCCTTACTGGCTGGCGCTCCATAGAGAACGAGAATTGTGAAGTCCAACGGCGATTTGCCATAGAGATTTCTCCTTTAATAACGGGATCTTAGTCCCGAGGGCCATGGGAGTTTTATTCGGCCACTGCTCGCCCCGAAGGTGATGCCGAGATAGAACAGATATTGCCCTATCATATAGGCACCTATGTCCCTATTATTTAAAGGCGGTTATCTCAAATAAGGCAAGAGCCCAAGATAGGGCAAGGAGTATGCCCATTATAGACCATTTCAGGATATGTCTGACCACGGTATAACACTTTCGTATTTATAGCACTCTAGGTTGATTTCTAAGACTTTTTGTAGTTCTGGGTTAGGTCCGCAGACATCGGGTCTTAAAACATAGGCTATAACCGCCACAATTGGGATATGAGCCCCTAACGAGAACACGGTAAGGGTATCATAGCGGGGACCCTCTGAAACGCCTCTAATGAGCGTTTCCTTGCGCATATCGAGGGCTGCTTTATATAGGTTAGGATTTAATATCATATTCTTGTCCTTCGAACTGCTTACAAAACTGCTCTGGAGGCTGGTACGAGAGCAGAAACTGGAGCTGGATCCGGAGCGGGTACGAGACCGGATCCCAGAGCTGGACCAGGAGCTGGTACCAGAGCTGGTCCCGGAGCTGGACTCGGAGCTGGACCCGGAGCCGGTAACCAACCTGCTGGTCCCGGAGCTGGTTATTAAGTTGTTTATGTTTAGTCATAGCTTAGGCATTTCAGTTTTAACGCCCTCTACCTTAAACCTAGCGTATTGTAGAAAAGCGTGGAAAAGCTCATAATACCGGCCGCCGTGAGTCTCCGCTAGCTCTTGTAGCTTAGCTTCTTCCCTCATACCGGCCTTTTCGGTCTGAAGGTCATCACTCATGTAGTAGAACCAATCATGAGCTTTAAGCTGGGCGTAGTAGTCTTGTATAGTTAACATACCGAACTCCTTATCAAAAAACTCAGTGTTATTCATGTTCTTGTCCTTCGAGCTGGTCCCAGAGCTGGTCCTGGAGCTGGTCCCAGAGCTGGACCCGGAGCTGGACCCGGAGCTGGTCCCGGAGCTGGACCCGGAGCGGGACCCGGAGCCGGTACCGGAGCTGGACCCAGAGCTGGTCCTGGAGCTGGCCATAGAGCATATCATTAAGTTGTCTATGCTTGGTCATATTACACCATCTCGGCAAACTTAATATACTCTACGGCGTCTTCTACTGACTCAAACTCTACATTAAGTTCTTGCCAATTGAAAGGGCCTACTCGCTTGAATACCGCTACTTCAGATCTAATCCAAGGGTATTGGTCTTTGGTTGCTACTTTATACCAGTTATTGTTGAATTGTGTTGCTGTATTCATATTATTCTCCATCCTTCATTTTCTCTTTAAATTTTCTTGCGCTCTCAGCTCTTGCTAAGTCGTCTAGTTTATTGAATTGATACAGAAGAAACAAAGTGATAATTACGCCTGAAATTGTCATATATACTCCTTATCCGATAATGCAAGTCATGTAGGTGTTGGACATTCTTCTAAGTCTGTGGTCTTTCTTGATAGCTTCCACTAGGTTAGCTACCATGCACTCTCTTTTGAAGATCTCATTTTTAATTTTGAAGTAAAATGTTACTTTCATATTCACGTTCTCCTCTTGGATACTACTATTGCAGTAGGCGTGCCAAGTTTTCCCCAATGAATACTAAGTATGTCAAAACTGACAAATGACTAAGACTTTGACGAGTGACAAAAAAGTGGTGTCACCAGTCGCTATCCCCATATAGGTAGCCGTCTGGGATGGCCTCTTCTTCGGTCTCAGGATAGAAGTTAACCTTTTTAGACTCTCTTATAGGGCGCACATTAGAATCCCCGCATTTAGAGCACTTGGGCTCCTGTGCCTTATAATAAGGCTCATGCTTGAATTTATTGCCGCAATATAAGCACTCGTACATGGTTACTTAGCGGAACCCAGCTTAATAGCGTCGATCTTAGCTTTAGTGACGCTAAGCTCTTTATTAAGGTAGGCTTGTAGGGAGGCAGCCCTATTAACGTGTTTAGGGGGCACCGGGGAGCTTAGGCGCTCTTGTAGGTGCTTTGCATAGGTCTCTAGTCGTTTTAGTTGATCTTTATTCATACTTACTCCTTTATTTCTATATACTGGGCGTCAGCTCCCAAAATAAACCATCCAACCCAATAATCGCTATTCCAAGTTTTTTCAAGAGATTTAACAGATACCGCTAGCTCTGTGGCTCCTATTAACTCCATAATCGCTCCATGCTCTTTTGTTGTTGCCCTAGCTCTTTTACTTATGGGTATAATTTTAACTTTAGTCATCTATTTTCTATTCTAATGCCATCATAAGAGCATTGTCTAGAACAATATAGATTACCGGTGCTATTCTGCTTTATTCTAAATTTATACTTACTTAAAGATATAAAAAAAGTTTGCCCACATTGAGTGCAAGTTAACTCTTTTTTAGCTTTTTCTGCTTTAAGTTGACTATGTATTAACCTATGTTCTTTTTTAGGTAAACATTGAAGATTGCTTATACTGTTGTTTGTGTGATCTCCGTCCAAATGATGTATTTCATGGTTTTCTGGAGGTAGTTGGCTGTACTGAGTCCACCAAACTAGAGTATGCTCATAACAGTACTTGCCTCTATATTTTTTACCTGGGTACGTTTCGGGAGCTAAAACTAGTATGTAAGGGCCATTCTTCATAGCATTATGATCTCATATATTCTAGCCATAAAAAAGGCTCCTTATGATTAAACCTTATTAGTTATCAACCTAAAAGTCAACCCCAAACGACCTTGCTTGCCCGATTTCAGGAGGGCGGATATAGTGACCCTATTGACGCCTAATGC